GGGGGCGGTGGGGCGCAAGGGTTGGGGGTAAAAGAACAACGTGGGAGCAGGGGCGGTTAATCCCCGACGTTCCCACGTCGTTAGCCTGGGGTTGCCCATCGACCAGACAGACCACTCCCAGGGGGGCAGCCCTGGCGGTTCGGCACTTGCCTCACGCCAGGGAACAGTTAGGCCAGCTACCCCGTCGGGAGAGCTCCTTGAGCTCGTATCACTGACCCTTCAAAAAGCCGGCCAGCTCCCACCTTCGGCTCCCGGGAGCCATACCCACCCATCAACTGCTGATACCGGCGCATCCTTGCGGACAGGAACCCGTAGGCCCCTGTCCACCCACCGTGGCCTGCACGACGGTGGGTGGCTTTCACATTATACCCCTTAATAAGGCATGAATCAAGGACGCTTTTTAGGGAGCTGCGGTTAGCGCTTTTGGCGGGCTTCCCACTGGCGCGCTCCTCGATGCGCCCGGCCAAGGCGCACGTCTCGTACCTCCGCTTTCCGCATCTGCCCAAAGCGGAGTTTCTCCTGCCGCCGCTTTAGCCGCTCACCCCACGACGACCCTCCAACCTGCTGAGCTTTCCGGGCTGTACCCAGCAGCCCGAAGTGAAGCCGGCTTCCACCACCAGCCTGCGCCACCTTACTCTGGCTAATCAGTTTATGGTGTACATCCTGCCTCCCCTCTACACCTCGCCTCGCTAGAATGTGGTGAGCGGCTTCATGTCGCACTGCACCCGGAATATCTGAAGGGCGCTGGGCGGAGCCAAAGGTTAGGGCAATTTCGGTCTTGGGTGCGGAGGGCGGAGTAAGCACAGAAAGACCAAGTTTCTCGGCCAGTCGCATTGCCGAAGCTATAGGCTCTTTAGTCACCCGCAACGTCGCTTGCCCCACAACACGGCTGTCCGCACCCCCCAACCGTTCAACAGCACGGGGTTCGGGTAGCTTTCCCAAGCGACGCTGGCCCCCGGTCATCTCTGAGGCTACGACTTGCTGGTGTATCCGACTAATCCGCTTCTGGAGAGTTTTTAGGCGCCCTGGAATAGGAGAGGGGGTAGGTCGAGCCGGCGGAGGTGTAGGATGTGCCTTAGCCTTCGGCTGTGAGGGGCGGCGTGTAGGACGCAGGGGGCCTTTATATAGAGGCATCTCCCTCACATTATACCAGTCTTGACATCCTCAACGCAAGGGGCTATCCTGGAGACAGGAGGTATTCCATGCCCACCCAAGAGTATGAATGTCCCAAATGCCACATCACCTTCGACGTGACCATACCCACCCACGCCAAGGTACCCCGTGCCCTCCAATGCCCTAATGGACAGCACTACGGCTACTGGCGCCCTTCCGCCCCCTACTTCATCGTGGAGGGCGGCACCGGCGCCGGGAAGGAGAGTCACCACCGATGAAGCACCCAAGAAAGGAAGAAGTAACATGGCCTACCTAGTTAAATGTAACCGATGTGGAACAACAGCGGATGTGGTCTTCCTAAACGTAGACACAGGCTACTGGACACAGCCCCCCGATTGGCTGGTAGTTGAACCCTCCCAGGTGCATCTCTGCCCGCCCTGCAAGGCACGAGCCTTAGAAAACGAGGAGGAGACCAGTGAATAGGCACGGGCACGAAGACTGCACACACGGCCCGGGGAGCGCCTGGACGCTGGAACCAGACAGGAGGTGGTTCACACGCTGCGACACCTGCGGCCGGTTCCGACTATGGGCGGACTACTTCGAGGTCTACGGCGCCCGCTCGAACTGGTGGTGGGAGTGCGAGCGGTGCCTGCTGGCGACCGTAACGGCCTACGCCGAGGAGAAGGCCCGAGAGAGCAAAGACCGGACAGTAGAACCCCCACAGGCGTGCTACTGTTGCCGGGCAGAGTGCACTTACGATGGGTGCATCTGTGAACTGTATGCTGGACGGGCCACGGAAGACGACTAATGGGAGAGACGATTCTATTCTGCCTGATAGTGGTGGCGGCACCTGCGGCGGGGGTGTTGTGCCTCATCACGGCCGTAACGCTGCGGTGGCTGCACAGGTAATTGACCCGGCGTATGGGCGGTTGCAGTACTACTATGAGTAGTTGTTGGCGTCCACTACCAGAAGCTTCTTGAGTAGAGCGTGTGCAAGCGCCGGCGACATCGTTAGGGTGATTTTACCGGGGGCGTCACACCATTCCCCGCGGACGCACTCACCAACCTCCGACTGCCGGAAGACGACACCAATTGCTCGGTCATCGTCCACCAACTGGATTTCAACGTGTTTCTCCACCTCATCCGCCCGAACACTGGCATACCCACGGTCTAGGTTAGGCGTTGTGGGTGTCAGCTTCTCCCCACGGGGCCTTGTACCAGCATCCAGGATAGACCCCTGCCGCTGGGCCGTCTCGTGACGGGTATCAACAGGCCCGTCTACAGGGGGCGGGGCGTCTTCATACTCCCCCTCGAAGACCTCTACAAAAACGTCACCGGCGCCCTGGCAGTCCTTCTTGTGCGGGAATCGACCCACGAAGACCGACCCCGGCAGACCACCGTAGGTAATGCCCCAGGTAACACCCCGGCACTCAGCCTTACAATCTGGACAGAAGAAACGGACTACTAGATTCATCGTACACCTCCTAGATTCAGCATATCGGTCTGTGGAGCCGGTGTCAAGGCCCGGAGCCAGGGCCTTACTCTGTTGGCGTACAGTCGGGTGGGGCGTCCGTTTCGGTAGTGAACAGCTCGGGGTTTACTTGAATGGCGCCTAACCCATGGCGCTGGGCCATCTCGTGGCGGGCCTCCACACCTTCGTTTGAGGAGGGGTCGAAAGAGGGAGGCGTGTCGTCGCCCGCCCACTCATAAGTCTGTACCCAGATGTCACCGTCACACGGGCAGTCGCTCTTGTGTGGGAATCGACCAATCAGGAACTGTACAGGTAGACCCCCTTCAGTGACACCGCGGATATCCACCCCACAATCAGGGCAGAAGAGCCGCGTCACTACCTCCCGGGCGGCCGTAGTGGTGAGCTGGTCGTCGACGACCACACGAATGAGGGAGTCAACAGGAGGAAGCTCCCCAGGTTCGCTGACCTCGTAGAATAGTGAAGCCCGTAGCGCTTGCGGGTGCTTCCCAACATAATGGTCAGCGTCGGCTCTCACTACCCATACCCGCGCTCTATCCCCCCTACCTACGGAGATACGGTCTTTCGCTTGCTCATTCTCCTCTTTCGACATCCATTGGTTTGAACCGGGGGGGCGTCGGGCCTCCTTTACGGAGAAGACTCGGAGGAGGCAATGCTTTATTTTCATGTTCTGCTCCTTTCGTAGCTCTCGGGCTCATGGCTCCGGGCCTAAGTTCACTATAGCCGGCCGTGGGGCCGGTGTCAAGGCAAGATGATATGAATAGGGCGTACAGTCATCAGGTGTACCCAGAGACGATTCTTCCCGTAATAGATTACGAAGAGGAACCCCCACTTTTGAAGGTAGAAGTTGATGCCATAACTCGTGTAGGGTATAGCCTGTTCCTCCCTATAACAAAGCAATTTGAGTCTCATGATACCTCCTCGTCAATGTTGATGACGGGGTACTGCACCTCCGTCTTGGAGCTGAACTCGTAGATACCACCATGCCACCCCCCTACATGCTCACCGGCCCTACAGAAGCAGAACCTATCCCACCGTGCGTGGAGAAGCCCCGCGGGACAGCGCTTGAAGAGAATAGGTACGTGGCGCCTAAGAGTGCGACCTAATGGAGTTCCTACTGATGCCGCTGGCATGTCTGCACCTCCTAACCTCAGAATAGCAGTCTCAGAAGGCCCTGTCAAGGTCGGCCTAAGCCCTCACAGGAGCAATCCCATGCACAGCGCATACAATCGTCACAGTAATGCGAATAGCCAATTTGAGCCTCACAGCGGGTACAATCCCCACACCGCTCACAGTATACATGCTCAGGCGCTTCGTATTCATCCTCTACATTCCACTCAAGGCGGTACATTGGGCCTTCTGGCCCACATGAACAGTATAGTTGGGGGTACCTGGAGACGCAGCGGACAAGGAAAGGTTCAGGTAGCGACACTCCCGCCAAAGCGTCCTCTATACGGAAGGAGGGGGGTAAGGCGTGTTCAAAAGTACGCAAACCTCTCGGTACATGTAGCACTTGGAACTTATCACAGGCCATGTTGCACCTCCTATTTCTCCCCCAACAGTACCCATTTCCAACAAGTCCAGCATCTAGCACTACCCCGTGTCTTGGGGCCTTCGCACTCTGGGCAGACAATCGTTGGTCGAGCCTGTCGGATGTAGGCGGGTTCCCGGGGGAAAGTTGTTGTAGTCACTTCCAGCACCTCCTATTTTTCTCCATTTTAGCATTTTCTCACGTGTCAAGCAAGGGGTCTAACCATCACATCACCCCCCATCCATACCAACGTCACCGTCCAGCAACATTACCTCACGAACCCACAACCATCCCAGCCTAGACCAGTAGCCCCTACACGCGCACTATGACGGGCGCAAGGCCAGCAACAATGTGTAGTCAGGTACAATGGGTTGTGGGTCACAATGGATAAGGCGCACCACCTGGCCCCTCACGCGCGTAAACCCTAGGTGAGTCACAACACATTAGCGCGAATAACCCTAGGTGCCTCACAATGGGTTGTGGGTGACTACAGGTTTACCGGCCTAGCGCCTACACGAGGGGCATAAACACCTAGTGAGTCACAATGGGTTGTGATACACTAGGGGTTTACCGGCGTTAGGGTAGGTAGAGGGCTGCACCATCGTTACCCCTTGCAGGAGTCTACGTCTGACGTTTACGTAAAGGTATGAAATTGCCCCCAAGATTGCCCCTTAGACCCCTTCAGGTCGGCTCAAGGGTGCCGATACTGAAGCTAGGAAGGCCGCAAGGGTGGCCTAGCACCTTCACAAGAGAATATGAATTGAGGCACGTGGGGAGCGGGTGGTTAGACTGCCCAGCTTCACATTGGAGGTAGGAATGAACAACATCGAGCGTATGCAAGCACAAACCGAGGCCCACGCCACATTCAGGCTTGTGGACGATGGGACACTCGATACGGTTGTACAGTGTACCTACTGCGGGGGTGAGGAGCGGTTCGATTCGCTGGCCCTACTCGACGATGATGAGGAGATAGACGCTCTAGGCGATAGTGTGGACGATGTACGAAGGCGGCGCGCAATCTCCAGCGCCGAAGCCGACCACGAGTGCGAAGGCTAACCCTTCGCTCCCCGCGTACCTCACCGAGACACGTGGGGAGCGGGGCGTCAGCCCCAGCTTCACATTGGAGGTATACCCAGTGATACACCTACTCATAATCGACGGACTGTGGCACGCAAGGTTCGCGGACGGTACGGAGGGACGTATCCGGGAGCTGTTCGGCACCGATACGCTACCAACGCCCTACAGAGCCCACGTGAAGGCAGAAACGGTCATGCGGGCGATAGCCAAGCGAAACGTTGGAGCGACAGTAACGGTGGAGTAGGAGGTACAAGAAATGCGACGTATAAGGGTTGACGCCACCACGGTTGACCAGCGTACCAACACGGTCGATGTAAAGGTCGAGGGGCCAGCAACATACTACCTGCGCTTCTACGTTGACGGGACGTTTGACGTTTTCGCGAAGGTAGCGGGCGAGCTCGTGGCTATTGGGGGAGTGGGCACAGATGGCGTAGTGTCCGGCTCCTCCCTAGTGGCCCGCCTGGATAGATTCATACGGGAGTGTGCGCCCTTCAGTAAGAGTAAGAGTAAGAGCGAGGGCTAACCCTTCGCTCCCCGCATGTCTCGGAGATGTCTAACGGGCGGGCGGTTAGCCAACTGCCTACTTAGTGGAGGTATGGTCAATGTTCCGGTCGACGCTGAGCCTTCTACCAACGCTTCGGTTACTGACCCGACGCTGCGGCCAGTGTGACGGCACGCTGGTATCGACACCAGCGGCTATCACCATCATCTGCCAGGGGTGTTGGAGGAGTGAGGCAAGCTGCAAGTGCGAGGGTTAGTCCCTCGCCCGTTAGACATCTCAGGAGTAGGAGGTAGGACAATGAAAAGCACCGACGCGCAATCCGCCGACTTGAAACGACGGTTACGGACAATACCCGTTACCCCGGCATTGCGGGCAGAGGCAGAAAGATTTCCGGTAGAGACTGACGAAGCTATCGAAGAAGTAGAACGGGGCCTTATCGCTGCCCTACCAGGAAGCTACGTTTCCCACGTTCTGAGGAGAGGCGTGTAGAGGCTTTGGCGGATGCTGACCTCAGGTTGGCGGGGGAGACGGGGATACGGAGCCGAAGATTCTAGCAGGCGAGGGCTAGCCCCTCACCCATCGGGCATCTCAATAGCAGAAGGGAGTGAAGGTATGCAACCCGTCATCGTGGTAATCCGACACCCCGACTTCGAGACAGAAGTCCAACTGTTTGGGGTCGAGGCTCAGGTGATAGACATCGACATGGGCGCGGGCTTCGATGCTGGCTCATTGCACTCCGACGACCTGCCGCAAGTCAAGGAGTGGGCAGAGCACCTACAGGGAGAGGTGGCTAGGCTACCGACAGACCATCCGGCCAGGCAGTCAGTCGAGGAGGTGTGCCACACCTTGCTTGAGAGATTCGACCAATGAGCGAGTATTGCAGTAACGGACAGCACACCCGCTGTCACCCACCACTAGAACAAGGCGGGTGCTCTTGTTCCTGCCATAGAAAGGAATAGAACATGAGGCACAAGCACAACTGGGTCATAGAGCCCGCTACTCAGTCCCGCCGGATGGATAGCGGCGAGGTGGACGGCGAGCTCTACACGCCCCGATGTACGCGGGGCAATCTACACGGCGAATGCAGGTGTGGAGCGGAAAGGCGCTTCCACCCACTCGCCGGCGGAGCCCTGCTGTTCGGTAGCATAGCGCCGGCCTTTGACCTGGCGTTGGCAGTCAAACCCGAATTGGCGGCCGCCACTATCGCCTAGAGAGGGGTAAAAGCATGGACTATTGCGGGAGGCTACGGCCTAATGGGGTAGAATATCATCGAGGCCCATTCAAAAATGGTCGCTGCGAATCATGCGGCTGGAAGATACGCATAGCGACGACTGCCACCATCGCCTAGGATGTGAGGGGCTGACCTTTCAGGTTGGCCCTTCAGACTTCAGGCGATAGGCCGATACTTAGAGTAGAGAGGGGTGAAAGCATGACGGTGACGACTGAGATAGACGCGGGCCACATTGTAGCCGTTGACTACGGTTCGCAAGCGATAGGCGGGAGTGAGGGTTACGCTTCCCTCTACGCCCGCGCAGAGGAGGTGAACGTATGCGTTGTAGGCTATGTGGATGGCTAGTCAAGAAGCTATGCTCTAGGGGCGAAACTTGCCCGGCGTGTACCAACGGTCGCCATCCAGTAGGGGCGCGCACCTGGGAGCCTTGCCAGTATGAGGAGGTGACAACATGCAAGGACTAGAACAACTCAAGGCCGACAACTACAGAGCCGCGGCCCGGGAGCTGGCCGACTTGAGGGCCGACACTCTCAAGGGCCTAGCCTACGCCTACCAAACGAGGGGGGTGACGGGCGTTCTTGACCTGCTGACAGATGCGGAAGTGTTGGGGCCTGTATTCGACGCCTTCGCCGACTTGAGGCGAGACAATGAGGGATAGGCTGGCGCTTGTCCTGCTGGTACTGCTGGGCTTCGGCCCCGCACTCCTGGCGTTGAGGCGGAAGCGGTAAAATGGACGGGAGGCCAGACATCCTGACCCTGCTCCATGCCGTATCATGCGCTACAAGCATTGATGAGGCCAAAATTGCGTTCGCGCTGCTGGCAGCCGAAGACTTGCAGGCGGCGAAGGGCCTGGCGGAAGTCCTGATACGGGCTATCCCCCAGACCGCCCCAGTGTGGGCGGCCGTCCTGGACGGGGCCAGGGAGCAGGGAGTCACGCGGGCCAAGCCGAAGTCGTTCCGTTGGGGCCAACGCGACGCGCAGCACACCGCCGACAAGATAGCCGCCCGCATGGGCTGGCGGGATATAGAGAGGAGGTGAAAGCATGACATACATTGAGGCGCGGCTGATAGTACCGACCGAGCCGAACGCGGTGAAGCGCGAGAGTTGGCGGGAGGCTTACGAGACACAGCTGGCGCTACTTGAGCGTGACCTAGTGCGGACGTTTGGGGGCTACACGGCCACAGAGGGACGTGGCGCATGGGACACAGGCGAGGGTGCTGTGCAGTACGAGCGAGTGCGGGTGTACCTACTCAGCTTTGAGGGGCTGGCCCATGACCCACGGTTACACTACTTGCGGGACATGGTGAAAGAACGGCTAGACCAGAAGGCCGTGTACCTAAGTCACACGATAATCGAAGATGAGGCGGTGCTATAGGAGGTACGCCATGGGTGAGCACAAGTGCGAAGTGTCGTTTGATACCGTCTACGCCAAAGCTAAAGGAATGGCCGACACCCTAAAGTGGGACGGCGTCTCGCAGGAGCTAATGGACTACGCTCTAGTGGCAGAGGTGACGGACACGCCACTAGACAGGGCCATCGTCTACCTGAAGGACACGGGCAGCCCCAAGCACGCGCTGGGGCGTCTACTGATACGAGCTGCTGAACGTGCACTACGCGCGGCCGGTGATACTGTCGAGTAGGAGGTGAACCATGGACGAAAGAATCTGTACCGGGTGTGGAGGGCCAGAGAGTGAGCACGTCCTATCAATCGTGAACGACAACTTCATCGCTCGTCGAACCTACGATATAGTACGGGCGCATCTCTGCCCAGGCCAACTAGAGGACATCGACACTTTCGAGCCGGGGGATGAGGAAGAAGACGCTACATAGGCTGCACGAGGAGTGCAGTAGGGGAGGCGGCGGCTCACGCCTTGCCGGTTTCACCCGCCTCCCCTTACACTCCCTCTACAGCGGCGGGGTACGCCCTGCCGCTTCTGGGCCTCTGGTCATGGAGCCGATTGCAGGCCGATGCGCTGCGCTAGCCTTTGCATTGGGCTAGGGGTTCAGAAGCGGCTGGATGTGTCGATACTTAGAGTAGGAGGTGAGCAATGGCCAACGTGATAGTGGGCGAGACGGCCCAGTACGCGGAGATTGTCGATGCACTCGACGGCCTCAAGGAGCTACGCATCGACCTTGCGGACTGGGCAGAGCACAAGCACACGCTCGATGAGGTAGGGTTGCTGCTGCTCAGCATCACGGAGCCTGGCATCATCGAGGGCGTGGAGCCTTGTAGGAAGGTAGGCGATGACGAAGACGAAGACAGCGAAGCGTGACAAGGGCTACGGGATGCGCCGGCGCCAGTCGCTAGCGGCCCGCCACGACCACCATAAGGTCAAGGTGCACACCTGCCCACGGTGTAACCCTGGTGGGTGGCACCCAGATGACGTGTCTATGCCCACCACTAAGGTCGATACCGGTTGATTGGGAACCTACCAAGAGGAGGTGCAACATGGCATACCTAGACCTACGTGACCTGGCCGACGAGCTAGAGGAGCTAGAACGCCTAGAGGAGCTAGACGCCACAGAACAAGAGCGGCTAGAGGCCCTCCGTGAGCTACAAGGAGAGCTGTTCACCGACACGCTGGCCGAGTACGCGGAGCACGAGTCGGCCATGATTCCCGAAGGGGAGTTTGCGGAGTACGCCGAGGAGTTTGCCTATGATGTGGGTTATGCCGACCATGCCGACAACAACCCGCTCCACGCCTACATCGATTGGGAGGAGTGGGCGGAGGACTTGAAGTCGGACTACAGGGAAGTCACGTTCGAGGGGGAAACCTACCTCATGCGGGCGTACTGAGAGGAGGAGGACAATGGCTAACGCACGAGCGGGCTTCTGCCCCGGGAGGCAGTTGCCCTTCATCCGTCAGGTGGTGAAGCAACCAGACCGCGGGCCGCCACGCTGCCAGACGTGCGGACGGGCCTCGAATTGTTGTTGCGGCCCTGACTGTACCTGCCAAGTGACGAAGGAGGGGGAGGCAAATGTTCTACGTGGGAGTGACTGACGGGCCAACACTCGTCGTCCTGGCAATCGTGGTCTTGGTGGTACACATGGCGCTCGACGGCTACCGCATGTTGCGGAACCTGCGCTTCCTGCGGCACATCAAGTACGAGCGTGGCTGGACGGCTCTGTGCCCGCGCTGCATCTACATCGAGGAGAAGTTGGGAGCCATGCGCCACGAGGCCATCTGGACGGCGGCCGCCGTCGTCGCCCTTGCCGGTCACATCACGCTGGACTTTGTAGGATAGGAGGTGTAGAGATGCAATGTAAAAGTTGCGGTGGCCCCCTAGCGGCACGCCACATCCGGGACTACCTTGTAGACGAGAACGGAGTGAGTTGCTTCACAGGGACGGATTGGGATTACATGCAAGTGGTTTGCCTCTCGTGTGGAGCCCAACATGCCCACGAGGTGATACATAAGAGCGGCGACCAGCACACCATCGCCCTTGAAGCCAACAGCGACCCGGAACCCGTGGCGACGGTCGCTATTTACTTCCAAAAAGGCCACCTCATAGGTATACGTGCTGACCGATGGGTGGGGCTACTCATCATTGACGAAGACCGCCAGGAGATAGGCCGGTTCAACACCCACCCAGACGAGGGCAACTGGGAGGCAGTGAAGAAGCTAGAGGCACTCATCCCTAAGGGGGAACACAAAGCGAGCTTCAAGGAGGTGGAGGATGACGACACGGAAGCCAATTGACCCATTCCTACAGCTCAAATACAAGGGTCAGGCCCTACGGGGCTACCAGCACCTAAACAACCAACCCCTCGACCTGATGCACAACCACGAGAAGGGTCAGGGGGGCATTAGGTACGCCGGCTTCTGCGAGACGGCGCCGGAGTACCACCTGTTTGTGTGCATAGGCCACAGCCCACCACCCCGCAAGGAGGTGAAGCTGTTGACCTTTGACCGGCAGTCCTTCGACCCGGAGTCAAAGGCGGGACTAGGTGGGTGCTCCATGCGGGGCTGCCCGGGAGACGCCGTAGCGATGGACACCACTGCCCGCAGAGCGTACTGCGAACCGTGCGCCTTGCGCGCCAGGGGCATCATACCCTGCCCGTCGGCGTTTATTCTACCGTGTAACCACCGGCTGGGCCTTGACCTGTGGCCTCACGCCACGCCCTGCCCAACATGTACAGCATTTGAGGAGGACTGAGATGGAGTGGAAAGCGACGTTTAGGTTGAAGGATTTACTCACGCCGGAGGACGTGGAGCCTGAGACCGCGCGAGGTCTAGCAGCTACTGTTCTTGAACGGCTACAGGGTGGGTCGCCATTCTCGCTCAGGGCTCGGTCGGAATTGGCCACCTGGTTCAACGATGTAGATGACCAAGAACTGTTCAACGAAGCACTCGACGTGCTGTATTCGATAGCCGACGCTGAGCGCATCTGGGTTGAGTAACATGGCTGAACAAGAGGAGGAGCTACGCCAGTGCGACGGCTGCCGCACCACTAGGCGCTGCCGGCCGTTCCGGGAGCTGTGGCTTTGTGTGAGCGGGCCACAGAAGTGCTGGAAGCACCGGCACGTCATTGGTAATGCCCGACGGTAGCGCTGCGTTATAGTAGATAGGGCTGGAAGGGCAGGCTACAGCAGGCCGGACGAGTTTCCCTAACCCGGGCTAAATTCCCGGGCCAGCCCCCTACCCAAATCAGGAGGTGCAACATGAAGACATTTCGAGTCGTGACCACAGAGACCCTGGAGACCGTCTACCTCGTGGAGGCGGCAAACGAAGACGAGGCCGGCGAGATGGCCCTTGCGGGCGACGGTGAGGTACTCTATACTGACACCTCGAACCTGGAAATATCCGAGGTTACAGAAGTACCCGAAGAGGAGGGCGATTGAGCCCCATAGCCTACGCCCTCTACACCTACCTCCGGCGCCGGGCAGACGGTGACAATATCGTGATGGAGGAGTTGACGCGCGTACTGCGGGCGAGTAAGACCACCATCAGAGCGGCGTTTGAAGAGCTGAGCCAAGAAGGACTCCTATCCTATTCCCAGGAGGCGTAACATGAGTAGAAACGACCTACACGCACGGCAACGCCGCTTCCTAGCCAACCTAGTGGCCCTACTCGTCGTCGGTACGGTGTTGGTGGCGGTCTACGGAGTCATCATCCTCGCCTTCTTCGGCGTGGACGTGTTGGGTTATGGGCATTAGCCTTGAGTTCTGGGCGGATACCTACCCGCCATGTCAGACGGGCCGCAACATCTGGGACTGGCTTCTCTCGGTGGCATCATGGGGGCCTAAGCATGATGCCATCTGCCGGGCATGGTGGAAGAGGCACGTTGGTGGGCCGTAACACCATCGTCATGACCAACACCTGGGCTCAGTTCGCCGGCCCCAATGTCTTCCAGGCAAGGGAGGTACTGAGCTACCAGCAACACGGGTACAAGTACACGCAGGCGCACCGCCGCGGCGGGTGGGATGGCACTGTATACTTGATGCGGGCCAAGGGCCGTTTCGCCGCCGGGCTGGTGCCGTGGCTCGTAGACCGACTGGCGAGGGAGGGTATCAGGGTGGAGGTGGACGACCAGAGACCGGAGCCCCTACCCCAGGACACTCACCTTGCCAAACTTCGTAGTACCACGGACTTCAGGATTCACCAACGTAATGCGATTGAGCAGGCACTAGACCAGGAACGGGGAGTTGTACACCACCCAACAGCGGCCGGCAAAACGGAAATAATGATTGCCCTCACGGAGTGTATTGGCCGGCCGGCACTGGTGCTGGTGCACCGCAAGGACTTGATGTACCAGGCGGCAGAGCGTTTCATGAAGACGCTCGGCTGCGGTAAGGAGACCGTTGGAATCGTCGGTGACGGGCTGTGGGAGCCCCGGGTCATTACCATAGCCACCTTCCAAACGCTGTACATGCGCCTCAAGGAGGGGGTGACGGACGTACAGAACTGGCTACAGAAGGAGATAGGACAGGTGCACGTAGATGAGTGTCACCACCTACCTGCTAGGAGCTACGAGAAGGTGATGGCCCAGCTCTGGTCGGCACGTTGGCGCTACGGCTATTCAGCGACCCCCTACAAGGAGGCCGACCCTGAGACACAGTTCAAGGTGATGGCCTGGCTTGGGCCAACGGTGCACCAGGTGGGGGCCGAGGAGCTAGCGGAGCGGGGCCACCTGGTGCCGGCGGATGTCTTCATGATTCGCCTGAAGCCCTCCCCCGTTACCTACAAGGACTGGCCAATGGCGGTACAGGGCGGCATCGTGGATAACTACGCGCGCAACGACATGATAGTGCGACTGGCCCGGGAGTTGCCCAAGCCCGTCGTCATCCTCGTGGAGCGCCTGGCACACGGGGAGTACCTGGCCCGGGAGCTCGGCACTCAGTTCGTAGCGGGGAACGCCAGCACCAGCACACGCCAGACAGCATGGTCAGCGCTACGTCAAGGGGTACTTCAGGTTCTCGTGGCCTCAAGGATTGCTGACGAAGGCTTGGATATACCCCAGATTCGTTCGCTCATACTGGCGGGGGGAGGGAAGGCACCACATCTCACGGTTCAACGTATCGGGCGTGGGATGAGGGTCGCCGGCGGGAAGGAAAGAATTTTTTGCTTCGATTTCCTCGACCGGGGGAAGTGGTTGGGAGCCCACGCCAAGCGCCGGCTCCAAACGTATAACGAACAGCCGGCCTACACTGTGGCTGAAGTAGACATTGAGGAGGTACTAGGGACATGACCCCACCGAAAGAGAACCCAGGACTGCAACTGTACCCAGTTTGTGACTTCTGTCCCCGGGTGGCGCCAGTGTTCAGGCTCAAGCCACGCAGGGGTTACACGGAGCTGTTCCTCTGCCTGTCCTGCATCAAAGAGCTGGACAATGCCTGGTAGACTGAGTGAGCTCGAGCGTCGAAGAAGCCAAGGAGTGGCGGTCGTGCACTACACGGACGGGGACTATAGATGCAAATGGTTTACCCCTACCTACTTCACCGACAACGAGGACGAGTGGTGGGAGGTGGACGCTGAGCGGGTGAAGCGGGAGTACGTTCCCACCTTTAACTACGACCTTGGACGAATGCGGGAGGAGCCGGGCGAGCCGCAGCACCTTCTCTACGAGGTCTATTGGAACAGCGAGCTGGTGTGGGAGCTGTTCCTTGCGAGCTATGACCCAGTTGCGCTACCATCAGAGGAGGAGGTGCAGCAATGACCGCACGAACCGAAAAAATACTTGAGTTACAACGAGACCTAGACATTCTCCGGGAGAAATACGACACTCTATGCACCCAGAGCGGGACAATGGCAGGCGAGGTACGGAGCCTTAGCGCTTCGCTGGGCACGCAGATAGAGCAGAACGTGGCGCTGCTGGCGGCCCTGCAAAGGGCCTTTCCCATCCTTGTCGGTCTATGTAACAGGGCGGGCTTAGACCCTGACTTGTTGGGCTACACAAGTGACGGTTGGGCAGCAAAAGAGGCAGTTCGCGCCGTCATCGCCGGCCGGGAGGCGCAGCAATGAAGTCAAGGCGTATTGAGACGGTAACGCAGCGTCTAACGCTGGAGATAGGGTTCGCCGGGGAGCTCGGAGCGGCCGGACTCACCGAGGCCATCATTGAGGCGCTCGAGAAGGGTGGCGTCCTCGAAGAGGCGGGCATCATCTACATCCGGGCTGAAGCTCCCGGTGAGAGGCTGATGGCCATCGACCTCTGGGCGCCGGAGCCCGAAGCACCGCCGGCTGAGCCGCCAATGACCCCCGAGGCTGTCGAGGACGACCCGCCACCAGAGCCAAACGTATGAAACCTAGTGTGACCCACAAAACGTGTAGTCAGGCACAAGGGGTTGTGGGTTACAATGGGTTGTGCCTCACAACCGTTTTTGTACCTGAGGAGGTGGCGAAAATGTGTTGTGGGTCACAACCCGTTGTGAGGCACCTTTCATTAGCAGTGTAAGTAAGGAGAAGGAATGGGTACAGCAATACAAAGGCTAAACCCTAGGTGGGTCACAACCCTTTTGCCCCTAAACCCTAGGTGAGCCACAATGGATTACCCCATCCGTCGCACACCACCACCCAGAAGGGAGAAACGACTAGTATACAAGCCGGGGCAGACGGTAGGGCTCTGTAACATCTGCCGTATCTACCGCGTTTTTGAATTCACACCCGCCCTGACGTGCAGGTGCACCACCTGTGGGTGGGAGATAAGCCTAGAGGAGGTACAAGGTGCTTGAAGAAGAAATCTACCACATCATCAATTACTTTCCCCATTGGGTCTGGGCTTGGGTGTTGCTCACTGCACTAGCAGCTAGCGCAGTCAAGAAGTAGAGGAGGTGCACAATGACCGAGCTAAGAAGTCACCCTGACAACGTGAAGGTCGGACAGGTATGGCAGGACAACGACCCAAGAATGTGGGAAAGGAAGCTACGTGTGGTGGGGGTAGGGTTTGGCTTTGTCTTCATGGAGGACTCAGGGGGGAAGAAGAGGCGCTACCTGCTCCGGCGAATGCGTGACAACAGCCGGGGCTTTCGCCTGGTAGAGGAGGTATCATGACGAACGCAATAGACGAGGCGAAGCGGCTGCTGGCGGCGGCAGAGCAAAAGGGGGGCTGCACGGGCTTCAAAGCCGGACGCGATTATTGCCCCGGATGTTCCGCTGATGCCGCACTAAGTCTGATTATGGAGCGGGGCAAGGAGTTCCTGCGCGTCCTCATAATCACGGCGGAGGCGCTGAGGGAGGATGGTCACGACTCACAGAAGTACATGTGCCTGGTAGGGAGAACAGTGCCACTTGAGAAGGCTAGTTGCTCAGGTTGCACGGCCCTCGCCGAGTTTGAGAAGCTGTTTCCGAAGGAGGTACAAGATGACTAAGCCCGTATGTATAGTTGAATGTGTGGTAGGCGACCATTGTGCACTGTCCCTTCACCTGGATGAGGCGGATGGCTGGGTGTACTTCTCCATCTTCATTGGGGCGTTCTACGCCGGCCAGTCCTCCCTCATGAGCCGGTGGGTAGAGAGATTCAAGATGGTCTTCACCATACTGGTAGGCAGGGAGTATCAGTTCGAGGATATTATCCTCGACCGTGAGGCGGTGAAGAAGGTGACGGACTTCCTCCTCCTAGTGGAGGACGACTGAGATGAAGTCTGTGTTCCTCGTAACCCACAGTGACTACGATGAGTACAGCATCGAGGGGATTTTCGAGTCGGAGGCTGACGCAAAGGCTGCGCTTCAATTCCGGGGTTTCCGCATCTACAAGACGGGCAGGGCAAGGGGACTCTGGTCGAAGCGCGGGTGGTGGTATCCCTTAAAGATTGAGGAATATCCCATCGGCTGGCGGGGGGAGGACGACTGAGATGAATGTCACCTGCCCCCAGTTTCGTTCCACCTCCTCAGGCGCCGACATTCAACCAAAAACCGACGACCTGTGTGGGACATGTGCCTTCGCCCGGGGAGACCACGAAGAGGAGGTGGGAGAGCCCCGCGGCGCCAACTGTGAGGTGGTGGCGGATGTCCTCCTGAAGTGCGGACATCACTACTGTTGGCTCTGTTACGAACGGGGACGGGACGAGTGCAACCACCTCGTCAAGGTGAGGAGGCGTAGCGGGACTCGGTTGGTCTGGGAGAAAGCGGAGGCTCCATGAGCCCCCTCTGCTTCCTGGTGTGGGCGTGGGTTGACTTTAACCTGGTGCTGGGCCTCCACCTCAACTCGCTGGCCCGAGAACTGCTGGAGTGGCCACTCTATTTCCAAGGAGGTGCTGATGGAGACAACATGGAGATACTGCCCCGATGGGCACAAGCACCAAACACAACCTCAGTTCCTCCCGTGCTGTCCGAAAGCCCACCCTCCCGGTTCTAAGGAAAGAAGCAGGCGCCGTCCGCCGGCGCATCCACGCTTACGGGCGAAGGCAAGGAGCTTCATCCAACTGCGGGACAGGGGTCTGTGTAGGTACTGTGGCCAGCATGGTCAGGAAGTTGACCATGTGGTGCCGAGGTGTAATGGTGGGGGGGATTATGCGTTTGATAACTTGGTATGGAGCTGCAAGAGGTGCAACGGTATCAAGGGTAGGGAGGCCGGCTTCACCCTCAAGAAGGAGCGGCTCTACTGGCACGGCCGCCTTGTAGCTCCCGGCCACCTCTTCGGCCCGGAGTTGCTGGCGAAAATAGAAGCTCAACGTTTGGAGCGCCAGGTTGCGGCCGGCCTCACGGGCGTGGTAGAATATAAGCAGAAGCAAGAACAGAATTCAGGAGGTGCATCATGAGTAACCCTATTAGTAGGTTCTTCAAGTCAAGGGAGGCGGTACATGTCCGGGAGGCGATACGGACACATGGCATCTTCGTTATCGAACCCACCACTTGCTGTGCTGAGTGTGGTGGGTACTTCCGAACGGAGAAGATGAAGACCATCGTCCGGGGCGAGACCGTCCTGAAACAGGACAGGGGCGTGGGTCTTCCCCACTTCGAGTCGGTCTCCTACTGCCAGGGCTGCAAGCCTCTGGCGACCATCATCTTCGTCCTGCGAGACACCCAGGGTGAGGTGCTGGACAGGCGGTTCTTCACGGCGGACAATGGCTGGTTCCAGGACGTGGATGAGAGAACGGGTGAAGACCGGTACGTCGTCTCGCTGGATGAGTACAACCACACATTCTGCGGAGAGTGCGGCGAGCTCATCGAGGAGACGGAGTGCCAGGACTGCCGCAAGCCTAAGAAGGCTGAGAAGTAGCTTTTGAAGACCTTGACAATTTCGGACAGCGGCCACCGCTATCTCCTACTCGTAAGGGAGGACACCGACCTGCCTTCTCTGCCGGAGAAGGAGGAGCCTCCCCACATGCGGTTCATGGGTTGGTGGAGGGGGCAGTGCGAGCGGATGGGCATCCCCTACGTCTTCCGTGTGGCGGAGCCTCAGGGCGTCCGTATCATCCAGTCGCTGCTGAAGAAGCATACACTCGAGGAGCTCCAGGAACTGGCCCTTCACTTCCTTCTTGACCACGGCGACCGGCTCCGGGAAGATGCACGGCATTTTTCGATTTTCGCCAGCATGGTACCCACCATGCAACAGGAGTTGAAAAGAGAGTAAGCTATGCCCTCGGGAGTGTACCAACGCCCCTCCTGGTTCGAGCGCTTCTGGAAGTGGGTATCTGTTCCCTCGGATGCTACAAGGTGTTGGTTGTGGAAGGGTGCCCTCCATCACGGGTACGGGTACCTGCGTATTGACGGTCGTGAGTGGGAAAGCCATCGAGTCTCTTATTTATTGCACTATGGAGACCTGCCCCCACAACTAGACCACCTTTGTCGGGTGCGCCATTGTGCTAACCCCTACCACTTGGAATCGGTCACGGCTAAGGAGAATATACTACGTGGCGAGTCTCCCTCGGCGCGGAATGCCCGGAAGACCCACTGCCCCAAAAGGCACCCCTACAATGAGGAGAACACCTACCTCTGTTTGAGAAGACGAAACAACCATCCGAATAAATGGAGTCGGGAGTGTCGTATATGTGCACGAGAGCGTCAACTAAAGTATGCGGAAAGGAGAAAGGTGGCGTGAATAGTTTTTTGAAGAGGTTGTTCCGAAGAACCTGTCGTTCACATGACATGGAGCCGGTCATCTTTCCCCCTCCTAAGTTCGAGTGTCTTTATGACGGCTACCTTTGGGGGGCAACGATTATGGTGTGTAGGCACTGTTGGCAAGTGGAAGTCAGGGAACAGCGGGTAGATACGGCGGAGGAAAAGGTCTACGTGCGCCAGACTGTATTGAACAGGGGGAGGGCACAATAACCGGCTTATTCTGGGCCATGTCCCTAGTGCTGTCCGACCCCACCTTCCTGGAGAAGTGGAGGCACGCGCTCGTCCCTGAGTCGCTCCCCAAAGGGCCAACACGGTTCCTTCTGGCGTCCGCTCTCGAGCACTGGGATGCCCACCACCAGCTCATGGACTGGGCGGCCTACCTCTACTGGGTAGATAGTGCCATTGAAGATGAAGATTTGCATAAGGACTACCGGCAAATCTTCCTTGACATCCAGTCCGCCTATCCCATCACCGCCTCCAGCCACCCTACTGCATGGGAGGCGGCAGAGGAATGGCTCCAGAGCTACCATGTGGGGATGGCACTCGACCGTGCCCGAGCCGCTCTTGTCGCCGGCGACCGGGGTGGCGCCTTTTCTGAGCTCTTAGGACTACGGGAGGTGACTGGTGAAGAAAGAGAAGACCCTATTGAACTGGTACCTAGTGATGCCCTCGGGGACATTATTCGCTCTCGGCGCTCTACCAACTGGAGAGACGCCCCAATTCCACTGGGTATCGACCTCATGGACGAAGCGCTGGAGGGGGGAGTACAGCGAGGTGACCTAGCCATCATCGCTGGCCCTACCAACCTAGGTAAGTCGATGTTCCTATGCTATCTGGCAGCGTCGGCGTACAAAGCAAACCGGCGTGTCCTCTACCTCACATATGAGCTCAGCCGCCTCCATATTGGGGAGCGTATCTTGATGGCACTCTTCGAGAAGCCGAAGCAAGACCTCAACCCCGACACGGTAGCGGACGAATTGATAGCCCGGAGGGAACGGTGGGGAGTGACTGACCGCGGGAGTGTGGTGATTGAGGATGGGCTGCGTACAGTCACCGACCTGCGGCACCGGTTGGAGGAGGACGATGTTGACCTCGTGCTACTGGACAGTGCGGACGACATTTCCCCCCGACAGAACTACCCCAATTTGTATCTGTCGCAAGGCGAGGTGTACTCGGACATTTTGCTGGACATTTGCCACGGCATGAACCTCCCAGTTTGGACTTCGGTTCAGTTAAACCGCGAATCGGTAGAGCGCGCCCGTGTCAACCTCCGTCACATCGGAGACAGCTTCAAGAAGGTGCAGAGGTCGACGTTGTGTGTAGCCGTCTCCCAATCCCGGGAGGAGGAGGATTATTACCTAGCCCCACTCGTCAAACTCTCCGTGCTGAAGGACAGCCAGCACGGGGCGAAGGGAAAATGGTGGAGGTACACCACTGCATTTGGACGGGGGGCCAAGGGTTGGCCTGGGTTCAGCCACTTCCCGGAAAGGGGCTCGCTGGAATGAATGCTAAAGAGACCCACCTCCTGGCCACTGGTTCTGGCTACTACTGGCTCAAGACGGTATGCGGAACAGTAATCAGCCGGCGGGAGTACCACGAATCGCTCGGCTCTAAGTACATCTGTTCCGCTTGTCTCCCCAGAGAGAGGTGACCTTGAGTGACCGAAGAAGATGAACACGCCTTCTGTGAGCAGTGTGGGGACTGCATCGTCTGCGAGCCCGACCACTACTGCGACGTTTGCAAGGGGTGCAGGTGGGCCTGCGGTGGCTGTGAAGAGGAGCAAGAGGGATGACTGGAACCACACCCAACCATAAGATTCCGTTCTGGTTGGAGTACCCCCTCAATTTCCCCGGGCGCGTCACCGATGAGATACGCGTCCTCTGGGTATCCACTGTTCCCCTACTCGCAGACGTGTGGGGTGTCTCTAAAGCCGAGGCTCGGCGCCGTCTTCAACAGCAGCAGGTGCGGGAATGCGGGCTGTCTGGCCCCCCCGTCCAGCCGGGGGAGGTAATGGTGCAGCTCGGTTGTGCTTGGGTGATGCCCCACGGCAACAGCTTTCATACCATTGTATTCGTGGACATCCCAAGACCCTGGCACCGGCGCCTCACCGACTGGCTCCTAAGCCGGTGGGAGCATTCCCCCTGGAGGAGGTACAGATGAACGTCCAAGCACTCATCAGCACAATAGAGAACGCCGGCTTCACGGTCGACCTGGTGGAGGGAGGCACGGAGTTGGTGATGGCCTGCCCCCTCTGCTTTTCGGAGGTGCGCAAACTCTACATCTCCACTGACCACGGGGCCTTCATCTGCTTCGTCTGCAACGAGCGGGGCTCTCTCCGGCGTCTCCTCATCAGCGTATGCGAGCTGAGCTTCAACGACGCCGCCGTGCTGGAGCGCTCCATCCTCGGGGGGAAGAAGCGAGCCGCCATCACCGTCCCCCGGCCGGCGCCGCCATCTACTGTGGAGCTACCTTCTGGCTTCCAATACGACCCCGGGAATGGTTTGGCCGCGGTCTACCTAGCATCTCGTGGACTACTCCCAGCGTGGGTGAACGCTTTGGATATTGGCTACTGCCTCGTGGGGAGATATGCCTGCCGTGTCATCGTCCCCGTCTATACCCAGGGCGCCCTGCGCACCTTTGTGGCCCGAACCTGGCGCCCGGAAGAGAAGAAGAAAGTATTGATGCCTGAGGGCAGCCAGGCCAGCCGCGCTCTATTCGGGTACGACGGACTCCTCACCGACCGAGCCTACTGGAAGAACCTCATTTTGGTCGAGGGTATCTTCGATGCCCTCCGCATGTGGGAGTACGGCTACCGCGAGACGCTAGCCACCTTAGGCGCCCACACTACGGAGCTCCAAAGAAGCCTGGTGAAACACTTGAAGCCTGAGCGCGTTATAATCTTGATGGACGCGGACGACGCCGGCCGGGAGGCTGCTATCAAGGAGGCCCGGGAGTTCGTCTACGACATGCTCCCGGTCTCAATTGCTCAGCTCCCTGAGTGTACTGACCCGGCATCAGCATCACCCGCGGACATCCGACGGGCGCTTGACACAGCAAAGCCCGTTACGTTAGACTACGGAATCGAGAGTCAGAAGGAGATGCATCAATGACTACAATAACCGAGGCAGAGCAGTTCGCGCAGATGCTCCGCTCCCACGGAGCGCCGGAGGAGGTAGATTTCCTCCACCTTGGCCTTTATATCACAGCGTCGGAGCGGAAGATTACTCTTAGAGAGGCGGCCGAGGCTCGCTCAGCGGTAATAGTAGCCCTTAAAAACCTCGACTTGGGCTACGACGCTGGTGAGAGGGTGGGTGACTGGAAAGATATAGCAACAGAGGAGGTGCAACACAATGGTAAAACCCAAGAACGACCTTAGTGGGTGGGCATCGGACATCGACACAGAGGCGACCCGTGCCCTCATCTCGGAGCTCCAGACCTCTGGGATGCCCTGGGATAAGCTGGACTCCGACCCAAAGAAGTACGTCACGAACTACCGACGTATCTGTCCGAAGCGTCCCGAGTGGCCGAACCCCTACCAAATCGTGCCTGTGCACTACCTAGGGCCGAACAACCGAATGGTGGTCTGCCCGAAGGAGGCAGGTATGGGGGAGTGCCCCGTCTGCCAACTGCGCTGGCAGCTCCAGGAAGGTGGAGACGAGCAGGGAGCCCGGAAACTCCGAGCCTCGATACGCACGTTCCTGAACGTCGTGCGTATTGACCAGGATGGGAACCTGGCGGAGGAGGGGGTCTTCCTTATGGGCCTCAACCAGCTCCAGTTCCTTGGCAAGCGCGACACCGCTTATGACCCAGATGAGGAGTCGGAGCTTCCTTTGTTCTACTTCTTCGAGAAGTACGGCGACCTGTCCCATGTCGAGACGGGTCGTGACCTGCTTATCAAGGCGAAGCAGGACAAGCAGGGTGAGTACGACGTGCTCGCCATGAAGTTCTCAGTGGCCGACCCCAGTCCCTTCCCCGGCACAGGCGAGCTTTTAGAGGAGGGGCTTACCGACCTGCCAACGGTAGCGGCCGTCGTCGAGCCAAGTGAGATGATTGGCATCCTTGAGGGCCGGGCTACTGGCGCCATGATGCTGCCCGCCGCCACACCAGGGGCCTCGGCCCAGATTGCAGCTCCGGCCGCGACTAAGAGCCGGTTCGGTGGCGCAGAGGAGGAGGGAGAGGAGGCAACACCCGAGGAGGAGACTGCCGAGGAGCCGGAAGAGACGCCGGAAAACCCTAGGGCATCCAAGGCTCCTCCGAAGACCGACCCTAAGGAGGCGCTCGAGAGGCTACGGGCGACTCAAGGGAAGAAGTAGTTAGGGATGGCTGACCCCCAGGCTGTCATCAAGCGCCTCCAAGAGGGAGATTCCGAGCTGACCGTACAGGTGGGGCGGGAGGGGGCCATCATCGCTGAGCCCACGGGCTATGTCTCCACCCGCTGTCCCACACTAGACTACCTTATCGGTCGGCCCGGTATCCCCCTGGGGGGTATCACCGTCCTAGTTGGGGCTTACGGTGCCGGCAAGAGTACCATCTGCCTCAACATCCTAGCGGAGTGCCAGGCACAAGGCGGTCAGGCAGTGGTGTTCGACACTGAAGGTAGGCTCAACTTTGACCGCGCACAGAAGCTGGGTATCGACCTCGACACCCTCATCGTCGCTCAGCCCGATACCCTAGAGGAGATGTTTACAGGGGTAAAGGAGCTCATCGGTGCCGCGCGGGAGGTGCTGGAAGAGGATGACCACATCGTCATCGTCGTCGATGGTGTCGCGGGCGCCCCGCTGGAGAAGGAGGCCAAGGGTGAGAACCTGTCATTGGGCGCCCAATCACTCCTTATAAGGCGAGAGCTTCGAGTCCTGACCAACCTAGTGAACCGGCAGCGCATCGGGCTGGTCATCACCACCCAGCCCCGGCAGAAAATCAGCCTTGGAAAATGGGGCAAGCCAGAAGACCATTGGTTGGGGAGAGACCCTCTGGGCCACGCCGCTATGACGGTCATCAAGTTGGACGTACAGAAGAAGTTCGGCGAAGACCTCAATAGCCCTATTGGGCACGTCATCATGGCGACGCTGGTGGACACCCGCATTGCCGGCTGCACCACCCCGGGCTGTAAGGACTGCCGCCGCAAGGACTTCCGCCGCACCTTCGACTTCTACGATGCCACCGGCCCCGACTTCTTCAGCTCAGCACTTGAAGTGCTCATGGAGAAGAAGGTGGTTAGTTATAGTGGTGGTTGGTACCGGTTTGGGGAAGGGAAGCCATTCCGACGCGATGCAGTAGAGGAGAAGCTGACCGAGGAGCCGGCGATGTTAGACGCACTCCGGGAAACCCTACAAGGAGGACACCATGGTAGCTGATACGACAATGGTAGTCCGGGGCTGTGCATTCTGTGACGGTACCCTACCAACTATCCGGCTCAGCACGACCCAGTTGGGAGGGGATAATGTGCGCATGTGTATTTGCCGGGCCTGTATCCTCGTGGCCCTGAAGGAAATTGAAAACCCCAGCGAGTACCCAGCCGTCATAGAAGCCCGTGATTGCGACTTGAGTGTGATTAGCCAGGGGCAGGATTCGTGACCGGCCAAACACCTAGCTGTCAGTTCTTCCCCTCCTCCTCCTCGAGCTGCCTTCGCCGGCCGACGGTGTTCCTTCATAGCCTGGAGCGTGGCCTTTTGTGGCTATGCGTGGGCGTGCACCTGCGAGAGCAGGACGAGCGTGACGGGCAGATGCGCGAGGCTGAGATGGAGGTAATTCTCCAAGAGAAGATGCAGGAGTGGGCGCTCGAGTCTGCTCTTATAGCGTTCGGGTTACGACCATGACCCAGACCTACTCACCAATCACAAGCGTCAGGATTAAGAATTTCCAATCGTTGGAAGACTCTACTCTCTACCTCGGGCAACTGTCCGTTCTAGTCGGCCCCGGAGACGCAGGTAAGAGCGCTGTCCTCCGTGCCCTGCGCGCGGCCTTCCTCAACGACGCTTCCGATGACGACATCCGCCATGGGGCTAAGAAGATGGAGGTAGCACTCACCTTTGAAGATGGGGTGGTCATTGAATGGTGGAAGCAGAAGGGACAGGGTGGGTGTTACCGGATGACGGACAGCGCCCCTGAGCGAGAGTTCACCAAGACGGGAGGCGCCGTACCAGATGAGGTCGCTGAGTACCTAGGTATCGGGCGCATTGAGGTGGACGCTACTACCGAGCTCACCCCTCAGCTCAGCGACCAGCACGACGTGCCGTTTATCCTCTGGGAGACGGGGAGTAAGCGTGCCCGCATACTTGGGAAGGCAACTCGTTTGGACATGGTGGTGTCGGCCCAGATGTTGTGCAAGAAGGAGCTAGACCAGACGAGGCGGGGGGCGGAGGAAGCCACTACTGCCCTCGCTGATGTTGAGGTGCGCCTCGAGGAGCTACCGGATTACCGGGCCATTGAGGGCGAGCTGGACGAGGCGGAGGCCAATCTTAAGACCATTGGCGACAACATCCTTCTAGCGGGCCGGGCTCGGGAGTTGGCTGACCAAATTGCGGAGGTGAACTCCCGAGCCACGGCCATAGACGTGCCGTCCCTGCTCAAACGGGTGGAGGTATCGTCCGACGCACTGGAGGTAGCGGCGCGTGGGCACTTCCTGGCCCAGCGCATCCCCGAGGTTACGAGCCTAGTAGCCAACCTAGGCAAGCGCCACGCCGACCACCAGGAGGCCCTAGCGAGCTTCCAAACCCAGCTCACTGTAGTCTGCGAGGAGGCAGGGGTTTGTGAAACCTGTGGTGGGTTGCTTAGTCATAAGGAGTGTGGAGGATGAAAGTTTATATGCCGCACCACTGGTGGAGGTATACCCGAGAGCATACCAGCTACGGGTTCTCCCTCCACTTCCATTGCTTTGGGTTCTCGTTCGTGTTGGACTGGGGCAGACACACGGGTATGCTGGGCGTCTATGTTGATTGGGGGCAGTCGTGAGGGCAGTAGCCGTGGGCGCCCAAAGAGCAGTTGCAGTTCCAACACAAAATGCGGATGCCCGGAGGGAACCCGGCCTTCCTCAATTGGTAGTACAGCCCGCTCCCTCCCCGCCGCTCAGGGCTTCCTATCTTATCAGGGCGGCCGTTGATATGGTCGACCGTAAGAAATTCTGTACGCTGCTCCCCACAGCAGGTGCAGCTATGGCCATAAGCATCCAAGATTTCATTTTTCAACCGCCGATACGAGGTGCGCCCGCTGGGGCGCTGTCTCGCAATACAAGAAGGACAGGTTACGGTGGTAGCGTTCTCGGGCAGAGGGTTCGCGCAAGAAATACACCGTCCTTCTTGTTTGTACCTTGCAACCCGCTTTCGGTGACGGGCCTTGAGTTTCTCGGCGCAGACACTGCACCACTTCCTCTCGGGAAGACAAGGGCGGCAGCCACAGTTACCACACAGCCCTTTATTCAACCAGCGCCGACGGAGTTCTTTTCGGTATTGCGGTGTACGCATACTTGTAGTATAATGGACTGGGGCTACTAATGTCAAGCAAAATCCTCATCTTCGGAGACCTACATCTAGCTGACCGTCCGCCGGGGGGGCGGGTAGATGACTACGCAACCACCGTGCTGGGCAAGCTACAGGAAATTGGTAGCCTCTGCGAACGCGAAGGAGCCGGACTCGCACTCTCCCTCGGGGACTGGTTTCACATCAAGCAACCTAACCGGGTGTCTCACCACTTGGTGCGAAAAACCATTGAGGTCTGTCAAGCCTTCCCTTGTGAAATCTGGGGGGTTTACGGTAACCACGACATTTCTCCTGATGGCACCTTCGACCGCCAGCCCTTAGGGGTGCTCCAGGAGGCGGGGGCTGTACAAGTACCCCGGGAAGCCGTTTTATTTGCTGAGTTCTGGCTCGTCCCTCGTCCTTACAATGCCTCGGCCGAGGGCGTACACGATGGGCAGACCGACCCCTCATACTACTCTCTGGCCGACGAGGAACGAGAGCTCATCGCCAAGAACCCAGCGCCGGTCATCGGCCTGGCCCACGGCTCCATCGTAGGCCCCGGTGACAGCCGGCCGTACCCCTGGGTCAACGTCGACCAGATACCGGGACTCGAGGATTACGACCTGTTTATCTCTGGCCATCTGCACGAGTGCCTTGGAGTGGTGCAGGTGGGGAAGACCATCTTCGCCAACCCCGGGTCTATAGGTCGGACGCGGCGGGACATCGCCTCCTACGCCCGCACGGTGGAGGTGTTGGTGGTCAGCATTGACGAGAAGGGGTTGACGGTGGAGGAGGTGCCACTGCCGGGTGTGGCGCCGGCACTCGAGGTGTTTGGGAAGCGGGAGGCGGAGGATGCTCCCGACCTACCGGCGGACGAAATCACTCAATTCGTTGACGTGCTGGGTGAGGGCTTGCGTGCAGACGAACTTTCGGTGCCCGAGCTGCTGGCGGAGCTCGGAGACATCGAGCCTGAAGTGAAGGCTGAGGTGGAACGTTTACTAGAGGAGGTATCAACATGAGAATCTACTTAGGCCCAGGAACTTATGACCCGCCCGCCCTTGAGGTGGTACCTTACAAGGAACTCCCGGGAACATGTCCGACTTGTGGTAATGAAGGTACCCCCGCTCGTAACGGTCACGCTTACAAGGCGGGGAGAGACTTTGGAGACTGGGTTCGTTCCTACATTACGGGGCGCTTTGCCGACGGCTTACGGGACGAGTTAAACGACCCACGAGGGGAGTAAGTCATGAATATACTATGTCGACTACTTGGCCATGTACCCTCACTTGATTTGCTCGTGGAGCACCGGGGGGAACCACTCCCGATACGGGTGGGCCAACCCTGTCGTCGATGTCTCACCCTTTTTGAGAGTCTAGTCTATGCCGGAAACGGGGTTGCCGGCCTCATACCAAAGAAGGAAGCATCATGACCGTCACACCCACCATCGAACAGTTGCGGAAAGACATAGAGTCCGCGCGTACTGACCTCACTCGCCTTGAAGGTCAGCAGGAGAGTGCCCAAGAGGAGCTCGTTAAGTTAGAGGAGGAGGCGCAGAACCTGGGCATCGACCCGGCGCACCTCACTAGTGAGGCCGTCCGCATCATGGATGACGTGGCGGAAGCACTGGTCGGTATTCGGGAGGAGATGCAGGTGTTGGTGAAGGAGACAGAGCATGAGTGACATGCACCCCCTACTTCTTATGCAGCGCTTTGAAGACTGGGCACTAGACAAGGTAGGGGGTAAGCGAGGTGCCTTGATTTTCGCTATTGGATTCTTTCCGATAGTCTTGGTGAGCTTACTTACCTGCCTCATCCCAAGCTACGTAGTGTTAATCCGAGAGGAAGGGCGTAAAAGGAGGAGGCATGGATGAACTAACCCAGCTCCGGTCTGACCTGAGCCGCGTCCGCCAACGGTGCAGCGAATGGCGGGGACAGGCAACGATGCTGGAGGCCCAGCAGCAGACCCATGAGGTACAGAGGAAGGAGCTACTGACCCGGTTCGACGTGCTGGAGAAGGCCCAGAGGGTGCTTCAATTGTTAGAGGATACATGGCGCGGCCGCTACGAACAGGCATTGGCAGCTCTGGGTAGCCAGGGTCTGAGTGCTGTGTTCGACAAGAAGATGGAGGTCATCTTGGAATCGACTATCAAGAGAGGCGCCGCCAGCATGGACATCGCCCTAATCACTGATGGTCTACGAACCCGAATCAAGGGTGCAAAGGGCGGTTCGGTAGCCCAGGTGCTGGCAGTGCTGCTACGGCTGCTGTTGGCGCTCTCCGGCCGGCCAGCGATGCGTCCGTTGCTGACCTTAGATGAGCCTTTTTCGATGGTGAGTGCAGAGTACCGCCCGGCTTTGTGTGCTATGTTGCAGGAGACCACCCGGCGCCTCAACTTCCAAATGTTATTTACCGCGCATGAGGGGGAACTCCTGGACGCCGCGGATGTGGCGTACATGGTGCACCCAGGCGGGCGGGTGGAACAACTCAAGAGTTCAAGGGAAGACAGAGCATGAGTAAACGCAGCACAGTCGCCCAGAGCAAAGAGGCCGAGAGGGAGGTGGCGCGCATCCTTGGAGGGCGGCGCCTTCACGCCGGTGAGTGGCATGGGAAAGGGGACGTTGACGTTCTTGGTGAGTCCTTTGCGGCCCAGGTCAAGCACCGGTCGGGAGTACCTGACTACCTCCTTGAGGGAATGCGCCAGATTCAAGAAGCCACTGCCGACACGTACCTTACCCCCCTCCTCGTGATTCGCACGAAGCCTGGGCGGGGGCGTGAGGCCCAGACGTTTATAGTAATGGAAGCAGAAACCTGGAGGAGAACCCATGTCTAACCAAGATACCCTCAACGTGCCATTCTCACCCCATCTAGCCAGTATCAACCCGCTTCGGGACTATCTACACGAAGCAACCACGAGCGTTATATGGCACTTCCACGCTCTCAAGAACGGGCGTATCATCCTGGTCAATCCACTGAGGAAGACACGCCTCTGCCAAGAAGAGGGGCGCTGTGTCCTCATTTCAGTCAATGATATGCAGGTGCTGAGGGACTACCACCACCTGGGGTGCTCAGACCCCCAGTGCTGCCCACGCCAGATTTTTGGAGTGGGTAAAGACGGGGCGACCGATATAGCACCGGGCCTAAGGGGGTTGAACACCCTAGCGGAGGAACATGACCTCGACGTTGCCCCCGAATCAAAAGTGTAGCCACTGTCCTGCCTTAGCCAAGACCCGGCGCTGCATTGTGAGTGGCGCCGGTGTCCGGGACGCCACGATAGCGTTCGTTGGGGAAGGCCCGGGACAGGTTGAGGACGACAAGAACCGGCCGTTTGTGGGTAAGGCGGGGAGGGTGCTGCACGTCATCCAGTGGGCGGCCGGTATCGACCAGTACAAGGTCTTCCACACTAATGCCACACGCTGCTGGGGCAAGCGGAACCCGAAGCCTGCCGAAGTAGACGCCTGCCACGACTACCTCATTGAGGAACTGCGGGAGCTCAACCCAACCGTCATTGTGGCGCTGGGAGGCGCCGCCATCCGTTCCCTCTATCGCCCGGGCATCACTGTGGGCTCGGTGATGGGCTTCACCCTGTACAACGACGAGCTCCCCGGTACCCCCATCATCCCAACCTATCATCCCTCCTACATCATGCGCGGCCACTGGAATGAGGTAGCGTTGGTCATCTCCCACTTCCGCAAGGCAAAGCGCATCGCTGAGGCGGGGGGTATTGAGGAGAAGCTGGGCTCCTACGTGGGCGTCACCACCCTGGAAGACCTACGGGCGCTTCGGGACTATCTGCTCGGGCCGGACGTGGAGAGCATCGCCATCGACACGGAGACTACGGGTCTTTCCTGGATGGATTCAGAGCTCCTCTGCATCAGCTTCTCTGGTGAGGTGGGTACGGGCTTCAGCGTCCCCATCCTCCACCGCGGTGAGCGTACTGTCATGAAGGAGAAGGGGCGGGGTAAGAACCGCAAGGAAGTAGAGGAGACGGAGTGGTGCCCCGTCCCCTACTGGCCGGACGATGAGTTTGAAGAGGTCTACACTATTCTCGGTGAAATCCTCAGTTCCGATAAGCCTAAGGCGGGTCAGAACATCGGGTTCGACCTACGGATGCTGGAGCGCTCGCCCTATGAGGCAGCGGTGACGGCCCGGACTGCTCTAGGGTTCCAAGTAAACAACGTGAGGCACGACACCCGGCTGCTCTCCTCTCTCCTATCGGAGGTGAGCCCCGCCAACCTCACGGCCCTTACTGCCTACTGGACAGATATTCCATATTATGAGGCTGAGGTGGCCGGCATGAAGTCCCGGATGTGGGAGGTTGAAGATAAAACTCTATGGGAATACGGAGGAGCCGATGTCGATGTGGTGCAGACCCTCGTGCCCCTGCTCCACCCCAAAGTGCAGGACGAGGGCACCGACTGGGTGTATGAAAACATCTCAATCCCACTAATTCGCTGCGCTACGAAACTAGAGGAGCGGGGTGTCTACATCGACCAAGAAGCCTTCGACAAGCTCTGTCGGTATTACAAGGCGCACCTGAAGGAGAAGAAGGAGGAGCTGAACGAGACGGTGGGTCGGGTGGTGGAGCACCCAACGCACTACCAGCACGTCCAGAAGCTCGTCTTTGAAGACCTGGGGCTCCCCTTAACTAATGAAGCAACCGATGGGGCCGCCAATGAATGCGATAAGTGCCGGAAGCTAAGTAGCCCCTGCTCATCGGCCCACGCTAAGACCTCAGCCGATTCCTTGAAGGAGCTGAATGAACGGTCTCCTCACCCCGTCCTACCCCTACTCATTGACATCCGCACTGATGAGAAGCTCTACAGCACCTACCTTGAGGGGGGTGGGGGTGGTGGGTTCCGCCCCCACATCCGCGCCGATGGTCGCATCCACGCCCGCTGGAATGCGGCCCGTGCCGCTACCGGCCGCTTCGCCTGTGAAGAGCCCAACCTTATGAACCTACCCAAGGGGGTGGAGATTCAATCCGACGAGTACGACATCCACTCCAAGGATGCCCTACGCGCTATGCTTGGTGCACCCCCCGGCTACGGGCTACTCAACGCCGACTGGAGTCAGGCGGAGGTCTGGGTCATGGCCTATGAGACCAAGGATGAGACGCTACTCCGGCTGCTGATGGAGGGAAAGGACATCCATGCCTACGTCGCCCGGGAGCTCTGCAAGCTGGGAGTCTCCAGCAAGTTCCCCAAGGGGAGCGTGGATGAGCCCCTCTCACTAGAGGAGTGGAGGGACAAGTACAAGGACATCCGCGACCGCGGAAAGACTTTCGTTTTTGGCATGAACTACGGTCTGACGGCCGAAGGAGCAGCGCAACGCCTAGGATGCTCCAAGGAGGAGGTATCCCCCCTCCTAGCGTACTACGTCCAGCACATCTTCCCCGGAATGGGGCCGTACTTCATCTGCATTCGTGAAGAAATGTTCCGAGACGGGTCAGTTAGTGACCGCTTTGAGCGCCGGCGCCACTTCGCTGAGGTGCCCCTCCTGGCGGCGCTACGCTACCGCGGAGACCTGGAGGGAGCGGTGCGCCAGGGGTACAACATGCCTATCCAGGGTGGGGCGCACGACCTGCACTCTCTAGCGCACATCGCCACCGAGCGGGAGCTCTCGCCGTTCATTGAGCCTGTACTCGAAATGCATGACAGCCTTATGTCCTACCCCCCTCTCGACCGCCTTGAAGAGGCGGCGGCCGCCATCAAGGAACTGTGGGAGGACGTGGCGCGCAATACCATCCTACCGTCCGGCGAGCGGCTTGCGTGGGAGATTCCCGTGGAGGTACAATGGGGGAGGAGCTTCGGAGATTTGGAGGTGCGCCTTGAGTGAGCACACACCACCCTTACACATCGTCTGCGGCCGGCGTCACTGGCCCGGGTCGTGCCCCCAGGAGGATGGGTTGAAGGCTCGGGTGTGGTACAAGCTGTCCGTCCTGGCTGGATGGATTACCCCCTGGAGAAATGGGCACGATGACTAGGGGTAAGGAGCCCATTACCCGTGGGCCAGATGGTCTGATGCCGGCACAGCGAGAGTATCTTCAGAAATATGCTGAGACCGGTACTGAGGCTGAGGCGCGTCAAGCCCTAGGTCTCTCGAATCGGCGTATCGCGCGCTGGCACCGGGAAGAGGAAGCCTTCCGCAAAGCCTACGACGAGACGATTGGCAGCGTCCACGAGGCTGTTGCCCAACGCCTCAAGGGTGTGGAGGAGGAGCTGCCAGACGCCATCCGCCGGCTGATGCACGGTGTGAAGCCCATCCCAGTCAAGTGCCCCGGCTGCGGTGAGAAGTTCACGGTGGACGTGGAGAACCAGACTGTCCAGGCGCGCATTGTCGAGATGATGATGAAGGCCCAGGGGCACCTAAAGGACGTACGGCGCCTCGAGGGTGAGGCGCTTATCACACACTTGACATTGGGACAGCGCATGGCGCTCTCCCTGCACAATTTGGGCAAAGAAATTAGCGCGCAGAGCCGCCGCGACCTCATTAATCTAAGGCTCATTGAGGAGGAGGTGCGGCCCCCTGACGACCCCAACGTGGTGGAGGGCGAAGTCCGCGAGGTCGATGCAGAGAAGGAGGAAAGCGATGACGATTCGCGGTGAGACAAGCGACTTACTCAAAGATGTCTACCTAATCGCTCATGTGCAGGCGATGCTGGATAAGGACGCCCTGAGCTTGGCCGTCGACTGGGCGAGTCTTCGGGTGCGTGCCGAGGGTGTGCTAATCCGTGAGGGCGTTAGCCTGCCCAAGTTGCCAGACCCACCCAGTGTGGAGTAGGGTGCAACTAGCGAAAACTATTGTGTAACACAACCAATTTCGTAACGTTGTAGGTAGTGAAAGGAGGTGCCCCGTGGCTAAGTTTTTACCGGTAGTCTCACAGGCACTAGTCTCCGTGAAGTACGAAAGGGAGCAGGCCCGACTGGTCGTCCAATTCGGAGAAGACAGCTTCTACGAGTACGATGGCGTGCCGGGGGACGTGGTGCTGGACTTCATGTTCGCCGACTCCATCGGCTCCGCCTTCTCCGCTTTGGTGAAGAAGGGCGGCTTCCAGTTCAGGAAGCTACCCGCAGACCAGGCCGGCATCTAAGGGAGAAGTGATGGCATGGGAAAACGAAAGCGGCGACAACGACCCAAGCAGGTGGCCAACCGCCAGCACCCGGTTGAACTGGGCCAGGAACAATTATCTGAAGAGCGAGTACACGATGCAGCAGAAGCTCCAGAAGTTCCTGGTGCAGTTGATGAACCTGATAGCCCTGGCCGACCTAATCGAGGAGGAGGGCGGGGAGGCGGTAGTGACGCCCAAGCAGAAGAGGGCGTGGGTGGAGCTATACCAGGTGTGGCGCCCTACCAAGCAGGTGGGCCGGCCGAAGAACGGTTCCTCAACTGGCCCCACCGAGTAGTCCAGACCCCGGAAGACCTGCTGGAATTCGGGGAGTGGCTCCAGGTACTGGGGGGAGAGGTGGACAAGACACCGGTGGGTATCGCCGCCTCACGTAACGAGCTGGCGCTAGCGACTAAGGCCCAGGGCTGGCTCCTCATGATGCGCGATTGGCCCCCCCTCACATCCCAACCTATCGTCCAGAGCGTGCTGGGTAAGGCCCTCACAACCGAGCGGACAGCCCCCGCCCTCGTCACCCGAGACACCGGCCGGCTCATGGTGGCCCTAGACGAATGGCTGGGAGAGTACGACCGAGACACCCTGCTCCCCAACATCGTACACGACATGGGCGCATTGGAATACGCGACGGGGCGGGCTATCGCTCGAGACCAATCACCTCTCAAGGACGCACTGGATTGCGCCGTTGTGGGGCCAGGGCTGGCGCTAGAAGCCCCCCGCTTCTACCGGGAGGTGGGAATGCCCCTCGTGCGGCATAACGCCCGGGGGCTCAATTATGAGTCTCTCGGTACCAATTCTGAGACAAGTCGCTGGACTCTCACCTATGATTGGCTCCTGTTCAAGATGCTGGCCCACTACACCCGTGACCCTACTCTCATCCGGTGGTTCCAGGAGGGTAGGAGCCCCATGCAGGAGTTCGCCAGCTACCTGGAGCTCGACTCGAAGGAGGCAGTGGCGTTCCTCTTGTGGATGGTGTGTGGAGAGAGCGGGGAGCTCGTCAGCCGCTACTACCCCGACTGGGCTGCTTGCCTACCGGAGTCCCTCCAGCTCATCAAGGCGTCCCGGGTGGACAAGAACCTCCCAAACCTCCGCATGGGGCTCATCCGCCTGACCGACCAGTACGCCACAGCCCGCAAGACCACAACGATGTACGGGCGCCGCTCCCCGTGGGGCCTGCGGCCGGAGGAGCTCCTGCACTTCGTCATCATGGGTTCGGTAAATGATTTACTGGATGTCGTGGTGGCCTCCATTATCGACATGGGAAGCGAGCAGCATTGGCTCGTCCCCGCGTCCGAGTCCAAATACAGTCACTGGCTCCGAGCTCAGATAGTGGGTTACACTAAGGAAAACTCTATGGAGTGGCAACAGAATCTAGAGAAGTTGGGGACGCTTAACAATCCCTTGGGTGTGGTGCCACTCGAGCCCCGGGTGAGTGTTGAATGATATACATCACGCCTACATATGACCCCTACAAGGGCGGGATACAGTGCGCCGCATGGGTCTGGAAACGAGACACGTACCGGTACACGGGGGGAACTCCCAGTGGATTCACAATGCACTACAAGAAAACCCACTGTAGACGTTCTACCAAGCGAGGATTTACCCTCTGTTGGCAGCACGAGAGGATGAGGTAGAACATATGAGCTGCCACCCCACCCATTTTGAGGCACCTCCCCTACCCAACGTTCCCGAAGAGCAGGTAGAGAAGAACTGGGAGGAGTTTCGGAAGGAAGACCGCGTTGACCCGCGGGCTATCCGCCGCCAGCACCGCTTCAAGCCCGGCCACGAGCCGGATTACCTCGAACCTGAATCAGGTTGGAAGTATGTGCGGTTGGAGCAGGAGTCCGACGCGGAGCCCGACCAACTTGACCTCCTCACTGGCGGCCCTGAGAGTGGATTACCTTGCGAGCGATGTGGTACAATGACTGTGGTGGGTGGCGAGACCACCATGTGGGAAATCTACCAGCAAGAGAACGTGAGCGTAGTCAACATCGACGACATCACCGAGAGCCGACGCCAGGAGCTTCAGGAAACGATAGTCGTCATCCTGGTGTGCCCGGAGTGCAAGCTGAAGACGCAGTGGCTCGAGGAGTTTCTGCCGCGGAAGTTGGGCCACGACTAGGGAGGTGTGAAGTGAAAATCAACGTTGAGATTTCCCAGAACCAATACGTAGGGGAGCATCAGTATGTGCCTGCTCTCATCGGTCTAACCATTGCCAACCCCACAGGTGCTAAAGGCCCCCATGCTTACTTGCGCCCAGAGGTAGTCACCTTCATTGACCTCACAGCTAAACAGGCCCGCGAGCTGGCCCAGGAGCTTCTTCGTAACGTTGAGAAGGTTGAGAAGGGGGAGGTGCGGGACGGGTGACTGACGAGCTGAAAAGCCGGTTCCTAGAACTGTACCCCCCACACACCTGCGACCAGTGTGGCCTGGAGCACGTCCGTGTCCCCCACATCCACATAACTGCCCATGTGGAGGGTAAGGAGGTGCAGGTGGGTTTCGCTCCCTTCGAGCTGGTGGGAGTCGTCGAGGGCTCGGTGCGACCGGGTAAGGATACGGAATTGGACACCCCGGCCCATGTCTACGGGCTGTTTTGGGGGCCGCCCGGAGCCCAAGAGCCTGCTTACACGAGCATCCTCTACATGAATTAGAATGCTAGCGAAGGTAAAAGTGCGAGGTTCGCCCTACCGGGCTGTAAAGCCGGGAGCTATTGGGGAGGTAGTGGAGGTGAAATTCCGCGACACCCGTCAGGAGCATTTCAAGGTGCGCTTCAAGGACGGTTCCCTGTGGTCGTTCTACTTCAATGAACTGGAGATACTCGATGCCTCCCAAGTGTGAACACAAACAGCCAACATTCCGCGCTAAGATGCACATCCCCGCCACATCGTGGCACCCACACACAGACCGGACGCTGGAGGTGAAGAAGACCACCGAGTGGGAGGCATGGGCGCACCTGATGCGCGCCACTCTTACAGCCCTTACGCATGGGAACGGCCGGCTGATGGTGGGCTATTGGGGGGATGCGTTGAACACCCTGCCACCCGAGGTGCGGACGGCGATGGTCTCCGTTCTCGCCCAGGGCTTGGGTCTGGAGATACGGCCGGCCAAGGACGTTCCCGACACCATCGAAATCACCCTTGTCCCCCGGTACCCACCGTTGGTGGGGGAGCAGAAAACGGAGTCCGGCCTGGTTCTTCCGAAGGGCGCTGGTGGGAAATCGGAATTGGTTCTTCCTAATGACCCGCGGTTCGGTAAGAAGGAGAAGTAGATGGCTGACAGAATATGTGCTCTCCCCTCGTGTAACGCCCCGGCGCGTGCCCGGTCGAAGTATAGTAGTGACGCGCACCGTAAGGAAGCCGCGCGAGCTACCTACCGTACTAGGAATAGCGTGCAAGACCATCGGACGGATAAGGTCAACGGGCAGCCCATGAGCCCCGACGAGTTCCGGGAGGTAGCTGACCAGTACCTCCACGACCGTATCCCCCTTCCGGCGCCGCCGGACAAGGTGGTGGCAACTGCCATTGAAGACATGGGATTCGATACCCCCCAGCACGCCGTTGCCTGCTTCTCTGACTACCACTTTGGTGGCAAGGTAGACCCACAGGTGACGGGGGGGATTGGCGGGTACGATGTCGCCACAGCCCGCTACCGGCTCCTCGACTGGAGGGATGGTGTCCTACGGTTCACCCAGATGATGCAGGCCCTCATGCCCGTCCCTGAGCTCCACATCCTCGCTCTCGGCGACGACATGGAGGGGAACGGCCACATGTTCCCGACTCAGGCCCTCCAAATGGAGATTTCGGCCTACTTCCAGTACCTGGGTTTCGTAGAGGACATGACGGAGGTCTTGGTCTCCTTCCTCCAGAGGTTCGAGAAGGTGCACATTTATAAAGTTTTCGGCAACCACGGGCGCCTGTCCAGCTCAAAAAAGGAGAGCTTTGACCCCGATAACTTCGAGCTGATGGCCTGGCAGACCATTGCGGCACGAGTAGAGGCCGCGGTGCCGGGGCGCTTCACGTTCGACATTAGTCCTGCGTTCTTCATGCTGGTCGACATCCTGGGGTGGGAATTCTACCTCCGGCATGGTGATGGAGTGAACCTACGCGCGACCTACACCGGGGCTCTCGACACGAAGTTGGCGACAAACAGCATCGTGGGGAAGGTCATTCCCTACATGGTGCTGGGCCACCACCACACCGCCACGGAGGATGAGGCGGAAATCGACGGGGACATCATCTCCAATGGTTGCTTCGTCGGGCCTTCTCTACTGGCACTACGGATGCGCCGGCCGCGGGCTAATCGCCCCAGTCAGGAGGTCTTCTTCATCCACCCCCGTAAGGGCATCACCCACCGCCACCGGGTTCATCTCGCCACCCGGGAGGAAGTCCGCCAAATCAACACCATTAAGCGCACCTAGAGGTGAAACGTCTGGCGCAAGGATGCGTTGTACTGGGAGAGGAGGTGCATATGGAAGGCTTTTTGTATATCGCAGGCCCCTACCGTGGGCCGCGTGGTACCCACGACCACTCTGAATACTTCGCAGTCGACGCCAACATCAACAAAGCCCGCGAATGGGCAGCGAAGTTTGCCCGTGCGGGTATACCCTTCTTCTGTCCCCATACAAACAGTGCCCATTGCGAGGTCATCACTCCCGATGTGCCCGCCGACTTCTGGTTGGCGATGGACTTGAACATTCTCGTTTCTGCAAGGGCTCTCTTTCTCATCCCAGATTGGACGCTCAGCGCCGGCGCCTTGGCAGAGCACCGGTTTGCGGCTGAGCATCGAATCCCTACCTTCTTTTACGACGGTTTTGATGCCCTCCTACAGTGGTGGAAGGAGGAACCATCCGATGACTGATATGTACATTCGTCTCACATACGACGAGTACAAAGCCCTGGAGGAAGCACTGAAGAATTTCGCCGCGCTGGAGAAGACACACACCTCCGGCGACAAAGACGAGATGTTCTACCACTGTTCCTTCCGCATCCCCCTGGGAAGCCTCACCCTAGAGGTACACGGCCCGCTCGTGAAGCCCTAACCATGAAGCTCTACTTAATTGGGTCGTTGAGGAACCCCCAAGTCCCCCTGCTCGGCAAGCGCATCCGAGCCCTAGGCTTCGACGTATTTGATGAGTGGTTCGGAGCTGGGAGGGATGCAGATAAATCCTGGCAGGCTTATGAGGAGACTCGTGGGCGACACTATGGAGAGGCACTTTATGGCCGGGCAGCCGTGAACACCTTCCAGTTCGACCTTCGCAACCTAAACAACTCCGACCTCGGCGTCTTACTGCTACCTGCTGGGAAATCGGGCCATCTCGAGCTGGGGTACCTCATCGGACAAGGCAAGCCGGGCTTCGTCCTTTTCCCTGAAGTGCCAGCTCATTGGGACTTGATGTATCAATTCGCTCAGGGGGTGTTCTTCCATCCAGACGCCCTTCTGCACACACTGAAGGAGTTCCTATGACCTACCCCTCACTCAACGCTCTTGCCGCAGAAATACACCAGACTGCCAAGGAGAAAGGCTGGTGGGAGGATGATTCCCGCAGCTTTGGTGTACAACTCGCCCTAATGCACAGCGAATTGTCTGAAGCGCTGGAGGCTTGGCGGGAACATCACTCTTGGTTCTACCTCCAGGATGGTAAGCCCGAGGGTATTGGAGTCGAGTTGGTGGACTGCATAATCCGCATTCTAGACACCCTCCAAGCTAATAGCGTAGACATCGACGTGGTTATACGGGCCAAGATGGATTACAATAAGACAAGGCCCTGGAAGCACGGAGGTAAAAGAGCATGAGAGCCGTCGACAGCAGTTACGACTTACTCACATGGGCGGAAGCCCGTTGCCTGAAGGAGAACGGGTGGCCCCTGTTCGTACAGTGTCTCTTGGCACTCCCCCGCACCGGGCCGGAGCAACCTAGGTATCGCATCGCCAGCCTGCGGAACGCTCAGCAGGAGCACCTATCCATTGCGGCGTACATCGTCATAGGCTCCACCCTACCCGGGGCTAAGTATGTCGACCTGGCGCGCGCGGGAGTACCCAACGACCTCTGGGATGCTTTGAAGTTCGTTGCCGTCGACGTAGAGGTACCGGGAATTCAGGCAGAAGAGATTTGGGGGGCTCTTACGCGCCTGCAAGAGCTTGGCAAAGACTGGGCCATTTCTCACGAGGACGTTTCCGAAGCCGGTATCTACACGAGCTACAACATCTGGTTGAACTACGTCTCTCCGTCCAACCCTATGGGTTTCTCTGGGGCCGGCGTCTGGCTTTGGAACGGCTATTGGGACGGAGACCCTGATGTGGACTTTGCCTCTCTACCTTTTGGAGGTTGGACATCCGAACAGGTGGCGTTGGAGCAATGGTCGGGGGGCACCCACATCTGCGGCCAGTTCGTAGACCGCAACACCATCGTACATCCCGAACTCATAGGCTTAGGAGGAGGTGACCACATGCCAACACCGGAATACAACGAGTTGAAGCAACGTCTTGACGACCTACTGGCCGGCGGTGCGGCCGCGGCTGCGCAGCTAGACGAGCGTCTCAAGGGGGTGGAGGACGGTACCCTTGAGGTACCCATCTGGCCGGTGGGGGAGGTAGCCCTTACAGTGGTGAGGCACCGGGGCTACCACTCCCCGAACCAGATAGAGAAGCTCACGGCCGCTGTGGTGGAGGCCCGGGGCGCTCTGGAGACGCACATCAAGATGCACAACCAGAGTGGTGGGGCGATAGACCGGGACGCCGGCGCGTTCCTGGGGCGGATGGCCGACATTCTAGACGAGTTAGAGCAGGAGGTACGGAACCTTGCGAGCACTCAGTAGCCACATCGACGAGATTGAACGCTAATGCCCGGCCTGTGTCCAGCCAACTGTGGTAGCACAGGGGGTTGCCCTCGCTGCAACCCCACCCTCAACGTACCGATTGAGCCCGCTCCTTCCGACAAGGCGGGTAACACGGTGCTTTTTACCCACTTCGTAGGCGACGACTGCCCCGGGGGTCACACCCCCAAGAGTGAAGGCCACCCAGGAAGTGCCCGCTTCCACGCCATCCTTCGTGAGTTAGGGGAGCTGCACGATAAGAAGCAGCAGGACTACGGCACCGCTGCCGACCCGTTCGCTAATGTCCGGGGAAGTAAGGAGTGGGGGATAGAGCCCTGGATTGGAGCTCTCGTGCGGGCCACGGACAAGCTGAAGCGACTACAGAAGTTCGCCCGAGAAGGCAGGCTGGCTAATGAACCAGTGTTAGACAGCTTTCGGGACATGGCTGTATACACCATCATCGCCCTCGTTCTCTACGAGGAGACACCAAAGGAGGTACCTAATGACTCAGAAACCGAATAGCGACCAGTCCGGTCGTGCCACACGCCGGCGCGAAGAGCAGGAAGTGACGAGGGCGCAAAGAACGGTGGCCCGGGCTCAGGCCCAACCACGACCTGTTGAGGGGGGATTGAATATATCCATCGACGACCTGCTGCGTAAGATTGGTGTCCTGACGGTGGAGCGGGATGCTATGCAACTACAGATAACACAGCAGCAGACACAGATAACCCAGCAGCAGGCACAGATAGAGCGCCTACTGGCGACTCTTAACCCTCAGGGGGAAGAGGCGGAGGAGGAGACCCAGGAGGAGCCAAAGGAGGAGCTAACGGAAGAGGCGCCGGAGGCCGAGCCTCTTGACTAGAGTACGAACTGCCTGATAACTTCTGCAATGGCGGCGAGGACGGCGAGCACGGCTCCAATGCTCACCGTCCTCTTCACTTCCGAGGTGCGCCCATGATGATTTTTGGTATGGGTCTGGAGATGATTCAGAACGAGCTGAAGCATGTCGGCGTCGTCGCCATGCCGCTCTTCATGCCGCGCGGCCCACGCCCGTAGCTCCTTCATGTCGTTCTCTAGCCGGGTGAGTTGGTCAGCCACTACACTACTTCCTCTATCAACTTATCGACACGCTTCCAGACTTGAGCGCCCTCGAACGTACAGAGAGCGGCGAGGAAGGCCGACGGGAGCAGCTTCCAGTATCGTTTCTGTTCGATACCCCATAGAGCCCATTCCGCTGAGGTTGCGGCGAAGACAACGCCGGCTAGGGCGGAGAAGCAGCCTCTGACGATTTGTTCCTTCATGGTCTTATTATACTCTATCCTATGGGAGCCACGACAGCACCAACAACATCACCCGACCACCGTCCCGAATCCGCGCGGCACGGCGGCTATGGGAGCCGCAGGAGCGCCGAACAGCAGTCTCGCAAATTCATCGTCGAACAGCAGGAAGGCACGTCGCCGCTTCATGCGCTGGAGTCCCTTCCGATGGGCTGATACCACGTCCGCGTAGAGCCGTCAATCGTCGCCGACACCTTCGCCACGTAGCCGTCGCCAGCGACAATCCGCTCAGCACCTGTCGCCTCATCCCACTTGTACAGGCCCAGCGCCCCAATCTGCGCCAGCGTTTCGATGCCGTCCCCACCCTGGTCGAGAAGGTTACTACCGTCGGATGATTTGTAGACACGAATGGTTGGACTTGTGATTCCCGATACGACGGGCTCCGAGTTCTTATAGAAGACCACAAGGTAGCGGTCGGTGGTACTGTTCTCGTCATCCAAGAGCCACACCTTAGCCTGATAGCTATCCCCCGGGTCGTCCAGGTCAAAGGCGTGCTGGGCGCTGGCGTTACCGTAGGTATCAACAAGGGCGGATTGGTCTTCCCAGACCTTCGTGGCCGAGTCGATGATGGTAACGACGATGCGAGCGGCCTGCATCTCGGTTGCGGTGAGCGTTATTGAGTAGATGCCGTTGCCTTCGTGGACGAAGGCGTTTGACGTGTTGGCGAAGGAGCCCTCGTCCTTGCTGATTTTGGTGTCACCGCTGGCGTGGCTCGCACTACCCTCAAAGTCCACTGCGTCCCGTGTGATGAGCGGAAACAGAATTTTGGTCTCTACTCCATACTTCCTCAACTCAGCCATCATGTTCCTCCACGCTCAAAGCCTCTTTGAAACCCCCGCAGGAAGCCGCGTCCTGGATGGCGGTGCAACCCAATCGGGTCGCCGCTGTGGTCGACTACCAGCCGCCATCTACCGCCCCCCGTCGATTCCTTCGAGTGCCAATTGACGTACTTGGTCGTGCCTGGGTCTTCGTCGTCGGCCCTCATAATCAGCGAGACGAGACCACTGCGCAGGCTGAGAGCATCCGTCACGAAGCTTCCCATGCCGCTAATCTCATGGCGGCCCGTGCTGCTTGTTTCGGTCAGTGTCTTTGGTGTCGGTGTGGTCTCGTCAAGGTCTCCTCCCTCGCTCGTCCAGGTGTTGGCGCCGTCGTACTTGTTCCAGGTCACGCCGCCCTCCGTCCAGGTCGAGGGGCGAGTGCAACGGTAGATAGTGGCCGCCCAGCCCCCTCCTTGGACGGAGAATATGTAGCGCACAAGCTTGGCGCTGTTGATGGTTCGACCGGAGAGGGCGGACACGTCGAAGTTCACGATGGCCCGAAACAGGAGCGTCTTGATTTCACCAGCATAGAACACGCCCCAGTCGCACGTCCCACCGGCTCCGTAGTTCACGTCGGGGTCTTCCATGTTCATCTCGGAATCAATCTCAGGCGGTGCGGTGTAGATGGACATCTACGTCACCGCCTTCAACTGGGCCAGGAAGTCCCGCAGGTTGCCCGCATAGCGCCACTGTACGGGCTTACCCGTTGTCGGGTTCCATCCCGACGGCTCGCCGTCCATACCGAAGGTATCCTTGAAGTGGCGCGTGAGCCGCGCGCTCCTAACCTGGCTCATGCCAATCTCAAAGCCGTGCTCGATGGCATACTCGACCGCACTGATGATGAGGCCGTGGAACACGTCCCAGCGGCGGGCATCCTTCAGCAGCACCGGCCCTAGGTAAGCCTCCTCACCCGCCGTGGGCAAAACGCCCACCGTAACACCAATTATCTCACCACCCTCCTCAGCCACCCGAACGCAGGTGTTGGGTGAGTCTAGACCCCTAGCGTCGCCCAGCAGCGGGAGCACCTTCGGGAGGTCATCGGGCTGGTAGGGCCGGATTCTTGCGGGACTCATGTCTTGTCTACCTCCAATACAACAAGGCACCTCTCAATCGCCGTCACGCTGTCTACATTGTAGTAGATGATGTCGCCCTTTGCAAGTGCCGTAGTCCAGCTCGTTAGACTCGTGTCCTCATCCTTGACGCCGCTGGCGGCAATCTCTGGCTCGTTACCCCCTGTGATAGTGTCGTCGTTCGTGGGTGGGTAGTTTGCGTAGCTGTCTACCCACAGGTCAATCTTGATTGCGCCGCTTTGGTCTGCGAGTAAGCGCACGGCTTTGATAGTGCAAGCAAATGGTACTGCCAACCAGCCCGCAGTACCTGTGGATATTGTGCTACCTCCGCCGTCAATCATGAACTCGATGCCCGCCTCATCATCCTCGAACGCCGGCGCACCCGTAGCACTGGTGCCTTTGTATACCTGGCCGTCCGTACCCACGGCCGTTTCCTGCTCATCACCTGAGCCGTCGGTGTAGAGTACCTTCCAGTCTGCATGACCAGTGTGGGCGGAGATACCGTGATTAGCTACGTCAATACCGTCCACCAAGCCGTCTTTCAGGAGCACGCTGTCGATGGTCACACCCACACCGGCCCCTAATTCGTTGATAACGTTAGTCTGTAGACCTGAGGCCGACAGTTGCATTCTGACGCTGCCAACCGAGAACATCATTACATCCGACTCAAGAAGAATGTAGTCGAATCCGTCAAAGGCGATTGTTGGCTTTGACGGGCTTGAAACCCCCAGCCAGAAGTTGGGGAAGTTATCGAAGTCGGGATATAGTGCGTTGTCTTTATGCAGGATGCCATCTACCGTGACGCCAGCGGCGCCCGTGTACTCGTTGATGATATCGACCGTGAGTGTTCCCGACAGTGCGGGCGAACCTGAGTATGAGGGGTCGTTGGCGCCCCCGATGAGGACGGTACCCGCGGCCCCCAGAGCCAGCCTGGAAGCGACTGGTGTGTTATTCCATACAAGAAGGTCGCCCCGGGTCGTACCGATACCCAGCGCGTGTACGTGGTCACCGCGGGGAACGGTGTCGTCGCTGCCTGCCGCCTCGGACGCAGCAACATTAGCTAGCTCACCCGTACCTGACCGGCCAATCCACTTCAGCCCGGTCGCTTCGCCGCTGTCGGCGATGAGGATGGTGTCGTTAGACCCTACACCAAGCTCCGCCGGCGTTGAGGCACCCGAAGCGCCATAGATGCTTCCCTTGGCCGTCAAGGTGGATTTTAGAGTGTAGAGGGCGTGGTCATCATCCCCCAGCCCCGCGAGGTTACCGTGGTCGGTAACGCCCTGGGACTCCAGGGTGACCGTCGCTCCAGCATTTGTGCGCACGCTGAGCTCACCAGTAGCGGTGTCGACGAAGAGCCGCCGTACCCCAACCCCAGGCTCCGTGGGGGGGGGGCAATGTCGTCGATGTCGAGGTAGTACGCACCCAGGTTTTCATTGGCGCCGGGAAGGACGGCCGCGTTGTGCTGGGCTGCCGCGTGTGCTTCGTTGTGTAGCTCTGAGTCCCTAGCAATGGCCGCAGGGATGTCGGCATCCACCAACGCACGGAACGTGGGGGTGGCATCACCCCCCGAGGTAGGGCCGGCGAATACCAGGTTGGAGCTCTGGGAGTCTAGGGTGAGCTGCTGCCCTGAAATACTAAGGAACAGGTCGACATCTGTGTCGAGGGTGACGGAAACGTGCTGGCTTGAGTCGACCTGTACCCACGAGAGACCAGACCACACCCAGGAGTCTTCATCCTCATTGAGGGCCATATCCCCCGGCTCAACTTGGTTGGCTTCGATAACGTCGGGGTCAGACCCTATGAAGTTCCAGACGAAGACTGACCGGGCAATCGTCCAGGGAACCGATTCCTGTGTTTCTCGGGGTCTCTGCTGGCCGAAATGGTGAGGCACTACGCCTCCGTATTGCCTGGCGTCTTCTTCCTACGGATTTTACGGTTCAAATCCCTCATCCGGCGCCGGCGCTTCTTCGTCGTTTCTGGTTCCTCTTCCTCCGCGGGGAAGACCAGTACCTCTTCAGGCACCACAAACCGCCGCGGGAACCCCTCAGGCAGCTTATCGCGTAGTTCCTCCCCCGACTCCATCTCCACATCCCGCCCTACTTGGTCGAGAGACTCCCTAACCTGACGGGGCATCAGTTTCTTGAGTCGTTTTCGGGCCTCCTGGCCCTCGATGTTGATGATAATGATGTCGCCCATGCTACCTCTATTCTACTGTATTAGGGAAGGGTTCAGCAAGTAAGAAGCTGCCTGTGTCAAGGTACCGGGGTCGTGGTCAACAGCCAACTTTCGGCCAGAGGAACATGTCCGCTGGCAAATGGCGACGGCCACGTTGTGGATGTATCTTAGCGCAGCCATAGGGTTAGAACAGCTCTCCCCAGCTTAGGGCAACAACTGCCTCGTGGTTGCTGCCACTTGTTGCTTCAGCAGTGATGGTGAAGACATCTCCAGGGTGCAGACGTTCCTTGAGCTCATTGAGGAAAATCAATTCCGAATCGGTCTTGCCCAAAAGAACCGTGAGGATGTCCTCCCCGCCAGTCAAACCGCTTGCTGCTGTATCAACGGATGCTGTCGAGACGGCTGCATCAAAGGCCGAAAAGGCAGGCGTCCCTGTCAGCGTTGGGTTAAGCCTAATTCTGATGATGATTGGCTTAGCGCCCTCAGTCGCAACCGACAGATACTCGGGACGTATTTGTACTCGGTTGAGTTTCGACTGATGGATGATGTCGTTCTTGATGGAGAGAATAGGTAGCTCCGTTGTGCCTACTGCTGTACTCTTGCCACTCGCCGCCCTCTGTAGCGGGTATTCTTCAATTCTGCCCTCGACAAATCCGGCCATGGAGGAGGTCTTTACCGTAAGGTTTGAAGTGTTTGAAGTATTCTTTGACATGATGTGTAGAGGTAGCGTAGGGTTCTGCAACGAAGGTACCGTGTTAGCGTTGGCATAGCGAATCTGGTGGACATCAATGAACCTGCCTGTAGTGGGATTCTCGATGGCGAACGTCAAGAGGCCGAATCCTAGCCACTGGTATCGAATCTGATACACGTTTCCCTTTGTCGGGTCAAGGGTAGGAAGTGTACCAGTACCGTCGGCTGGGTCTAGGTTCCACGACGCCTGTGCTATCCATTCGTTTGAGACGGATGCGCCAGCAAGCGTCTCAGCAAGACTGGCCGCAACTCCAGTCGAGTCAGTATCGGCGAAAGACATGGTTCCTGATTTGTCCCCGTCGCTCCACGACTTCAGGATGACCGTAGCGTTATTGACGTAGGCTGTCCAACCCAGACCTACGTCTGTCCAGTCGGCATTCGCTATCTTCACGGCCACCTCGCGCGCTGTATCATCCTCCACCACCGCTACTACTCGTGTTTCACCGTCTAGGGTGATAGTAATGTTCCCACTAGTTACAGTCGCCCCGTTAGTCACGGTGATAGTCTGGATTTCTGGCCCGCCCAGCCGGCGCCGAAGGATGGAGAATGCGGCACCGTTCAAGCCAAAGAACAGTCCATCGCCTACATCACCAATCCCAGCAAGTTGAACTGAGTTTGCGGCACCAGCAGTGAAGAGGGCTGTGAAGCGCACGAGGGCGCCTTGGCCTGGTTCATACTTCAGAGGCTCAATGGATAGCATGTGCGCCGCGGAGTTGGCGATGGCACCGCTCTGGATAACAGCCATACCCTGGGATTCCGTCACCGTGCCTAATGCGTTCTCCCGGCTTTCAACCAGGTCGGCGTTGATGTTATAGGGAAATTGGAGCTGAATAACGGGGGTTGGCTCGGCTACGAGTAGTTCACCAAACGCGGACTTGTAATCCTCTCGTACTGGTTGATATGTCATCTAAGCCCCTTTCTACACCACCCACCACTCGGTGCCGTCGCTAACCACAGTAATAGCTTCGTATTGGACAAGAAGGGTGGCTGTAGCCCCCCCATCTATCGTCTCGGCCGCATTTGCATCTATCGTCACTGCATTCGCGGTGGCATCGGTTTTCTTCACTCGATACATCCTACCAGTAATGCCTACCGCTGTGGGGAGGGTAAGAGTAAATGTCCCTCCCGAGGCGTCTGCGAGGACTAATCCATCTTCTGCCGTTAGTGTATAGGCTCCAGATTTAGCAACGACGAGAAGTCGAACATCCGCAGCATCTAGGTAGGCACCGTTCAAGAGGTCGAGTTTGGTTCCGTTGAGGCGCATGTACTCAGTTGAGCCGATGACCCAAGAGTAGTAATTGGAGCCCCGGTTGTACTCCTGGTAGTCGTTTGTGTCGAACGTCAGGCGAGGTGAGACTGGAGTACCTGTGATATAGATGCTGAGGTCTCGTGAGCCGCCAGAACCGCCACTCCAAGGGTCTTCAGGGCCGTTCCAGGTAGTTGGATTAGCGTCGTGGGATGTACCGCTGCCGTCGTAGTACCAGGTGAAGGTAAAGCCCCCACCCCCACGGCTCATGACCGCAATCCAGTAGTCTCCTCCGGCGAGGTCGATGTCGGAAATGGCGCCGGCGGCGGCGTTAAAGGCTATATCCCCCGACCACCAATCGGGTGAGCCGGAGGCCGAGACTGTGATGTCGGCAGTGTAGGCCACCAAATTCCCTGGGGCGCCGCCGTCGTCGTCGTAGATGACCAGCTTAATCTGACGGGTTGAGGTGTTGAGGCTGCCGTAGACGCTGAGGCTAGTGTAGTTCCCACCTACCAACGTTACCTTACGGGCGTCCTGTTGCTGGGCGGAGACATTGAAGGTACTGCCCCCAATACCCGTGTTTCCATAGTTAGTTGAGGAACCCGGGTTCAAGAATAGATGCAGGGTGGAGTCGATTAGGAGCTGCTTGGCTGTAATCGTGAAGGCCCCAACGTCCCAGTTGCCGGTCAGCTCACGAGTACCATCTGCCAGGAGGTACAGGGTATGGTCGTCGTCTCCAAGCCCACCGAGACCACCGTGGTCACCTCCCGTGCCGGTAGGCCCCACGGTACCTCCCACGTTGGTATCCCAATCGCGGTAGGAGTTGAGGATGAGACAGTCAGTGTTGGCAAGGTCGATAGCGACGGCAACGTGCGTGTTGGAGCCCGTAGGCCCCCTGAGCGCGTTGCCCACGATTGAAATGTTCTTAGCAGTACCGCCACCGCCAGTAATTGTGATGGCCCGGGTACCGTTGTTGTCCGTGCTACAACGGATATAATTACCATCCACGGTGGCGTCCACCGGGCTCGTTGTACCCGCGGTTCCAATTGAGAGGAACGAGGCAGTGCCGCTGTAGTTGAGCACGTCGTTGTTCGAGAAGACGAATGGGTAATTGTGCGTCCTTGTCCATCCGTAGCCCGTGACGGAACGGAAGAGGTTGTTCTCAATGAGGATGCCATCCCTCCCTAGGTCGACATCGGTGCTGGCATCCCGTTCCTGAATGTTGGTAAGTGCCGCAAAGTCACAGTCTCGGATGGTGAGCTTACCAACGGTCGCCATATTGGAAGCAACAGCGAATAAGGCTGTAATGGCCTCGCGCGTGTGGACTTTATCTAAAACTAGGTCAGACACATTGGCGGAACTACCCGTGTCGAGGTCAAAGAGATATGTCCAGTTGTCCCCCTCAAAGGCAACATCGTAGAACTCCATTCTGGGCAGAATGTAGCCCCCGTTTCCCTGGAAGAAGGGGCCGGCCGAAGCGCCATCACCGGAGCTGCGCGCGAAGGCGACACCTTTGAAAATCAGAGTGCTATTGATGTGGCTATTGGCGCTCTGGTGGTCAATAAACGGGTTCGTGCTGAGGGTATCGTCGCAGTTGATTACTGGGCGGTTCCTTCCACCGGAGAACACTACAATGCGCTGCTGCTCGGCCAGTTCGGTGATGTCATGCTTTGCTTCAACCGTCTCACTATGGGAAGTGCAGACCCAGATGGTGCGGTCGCCACCAGTAGCGATGGCGGCCTCGAGTGCCCCGGTGGTGCCAAACAGCAACAGGTGGGTGCCCATCCCCGTGGAGTCCACCACGTAGTCGACATTGACCCCCTCCCCCAGGGCAATGACCTGTATATCCACCACACCGGTGTAGACACGCCCACCTACCGTGGCAGACGTGCGCCGAACGCGGGGCCGGAACCAATGAGGCCCCGACAGACCCGTGAACTGGACAACACCCGCCCGTCCTGTCGTCGCGGTGGCGGAGACGGCCGGCCAGCTATTGAGGGAGATGGCTTCAACCACCACCCCAGATATGGGGCGCTGCTCTTCGTTTACACAAGCGACTCGGTAGGCTGCCAAACCAGTTCTCCGTACTCTCTATGATACACCGTGCTGCCCCGGAGAGCGTGCTCAGGGAGTTTTAAGACGGTGCCCGGGAAATGACACCAACCCCCCGCTCCCACGCGAGGTTGAGGATGAAATCCCTTCGCTCCATTATGTCACTTTCCCAGAGGTCAATTATCTTCATGCCCTGGGACGCCAGTTGCGCCTTCATGATGGCGTCCCGCGCGCGGTCTTCCGGTTGCTCCAGGTGCCAGCGCTCCCCCATCACACGCCAGCCCTCTAGCCGATTGGGAAAGTAGTAGTCGAGAATGTAACCACCGAAGCGAGTGCGGCCCCCGAAAACGGGGTGTTGGAAATAGAAGTCCACGTTGGGTACCTGCTTCTTCTCTACCACTAGGAACTCAAAAACCAAAAATTCGGGTAAGCTACCGTTCCACTGGGCCTTCCATGCCTCGTAGCGGGCCAGCAGCGCCTCCTCCTGCTCGGGGGGGATGGGCACTTCGGGCTCGGCAGGTATACGGGGCTCCTCTTCCTCTCCCCCCGGGACTCGGGGCCGGCGAGGGGCCACTAGTTGCGGCCGGACACTTAGCTCACCGGGACGGCGTGGCATAGCTAATCGGCCGCCGGCTCGATGAGCTGGATTTCTACGAAGCCACGACCCCCCACCGCTTCACGAAATTCTGAAATCGTCGCCGGCATGTCGGTGATTCGCACGTTGATACCCCCACTCTCCATCGACGGAATCACCAGGTGGAGGAGCTTGGGCGTGTTCACTAGGGACTTCAGGAACTGCCAGATACTCTCTGTCGTCATCGTCTCATCCCCGATAAGCAGTTTTCGCTCTACCGTCCGGCTCACATCAATACGGATTGTCCAGGCGGTGCGAATTCTTGGCTTCTTATCAAAGAGTAGGATGAGCGCCCGCAGTTCAGGCGTCTCGGGGAGCTCCGTGTAGATACCGTCCCCATTGTCGTGAGTCGCAGCGGTTGTGTTGTTGTAGCCACGGGTGACGTTGATAACGTCGGGGGTAGCGAATGTGAATCCGGTAATCAGCATCTGCTCGGTGCCCACTCGAATGATGTCCCCCACCATCATCCCCATGTCCTCGATGTCGTCATTCGTGTCAATGGCCGTCTCAGAGTCGTCCAAAGCCTCCCCAATGTTGAACCCGGAATCCTCCCAGAGGGTACCGAGTCCACGGTTGAGGGTGATGCGGAACTGTACTGACTTAAAGGCGACCCCCAGGTGGTCTGGGTCGAACCAGATTTCCTGCTGGTTCTGAGTGTAGGTACCCAGGTTTTCGTAGGTCGCCCCCTCGTTGTTGTTGAGACGGTACTCAACCCGCACCGTCTCGGTGGCGCTCAGGTTGTAACCATCGAGGGACATCCGCAACAGCGCGCCTTCCAACTCGATGAACCCCCCGTCGAACCAGCCTGTCTCAAAGGAGAGAGGGCCGTCCTCAAATACCTGGCGGCCGCCTGAAGCGGGAACATCGCTCGCCACGGGAAGCTGATAGGTATGGAGTGTGAGGGTCGTACCATTCTGGTCGTTCAGGGCTGCTACGTCGATGAAGCGAGTGACTTCCGTCAGAGAAACGGAGAGGGGGAAGCGGTCAACTATGGCGCTATAAGGCTGCGAATTCGCCACCTCCGACCCAAGCCAGCTCCACCCAACACCATTGTAGACCAGCAGGCGCCAACTCCGCGGCGCTGCCAGGCTACTGGCGATGGCGAAGAGGTCGCTCGTCCCCGGGAGAAAGTGTGTGATGTGGTAGTTGTCTCCACCCACTTGGGCCGACCCTGCAACATTACCCACCCAACTTGGAGGGGGGCCATCCTTCCCAAAGAGCCCCACCTTCCGCACCGTCTGCGCGTTGCCCGGGTTGTACTCCCACACGTTGTACCCATCCGAGACAAGGATGGCTCCATTCCAGACAGTCCCCACAGACAGCCAGTTGTCATCGCCAACGTCCTTGATTTCAACGGCGTTGTAGACGTACCAGTCGAGTACCCAGAGCCGCCCCCCGCTGAGGAAGTAGACGGCGCTGGCGCCCCAAGGAGCCATCGCTGTGCCAATGAACCCTACCGCAACACCGCCCGTGCGCCAGTGGGGGTCAAGAGCGTCGGCCGAATCCGTAAGCCAGGCGATACCGTCCGCCGAGCCGATGATTTGGTCTCCTTCAGCGTGGCCTATGACCAACCCATCCCAGACAATCATGTCGGAAAACTGCGCTACTCCTGCGGGGGTGGCGGGGAGATTAGCGGCATCTGTCCACGTACCCCCGTCTGGGGAGCGGTAGTAGGTCGAGCTCGAGCCGAGGGTTGCGTCCGAACCACAAGCCAGGAGGAACCTGGTGCCGTCCGAAGCTCTGCTCTCAACAATACGCCCGAACCTCTGGGCGCTGAAACCATCGCCCGAAGCATCCTCAATCTCCGCTAGGTTGATACGGTCAACGTCGAAGGTATAGATACTGTCCAGGACACCTAGGTACATCCGGTCAGCCCCACTGATGTTGGAGAGGAGCATTGCATTGGGGTTGGAGAAGAGGGCCCCCACACTCGGGTTGTTGTCGGGACTGTGCGTCGTCCGCTGAGGTGGCAGCGTGACGTGCCGCGGGCGCCGGAGGTCAACGCCATCTTGGTTGTCCCAGTGCGTTCCGCCTGCCTCCCGCACCTCAGACCGGCGGAAGGAGAATCCGCCACTAAAAAGTCGTCAAAAACCATCCAGAAAGCGTGTTCACGGGTCACCGCTCGTCGTAAGTGGCCTTTCCAATCTTCAAACCAGTGGCGAATTCAGATACCATTCCACCCCTAATCGGCCCATTAACGACGAGCTGCACACCATTTAACGTGACGCTGTTGTCCTGGTATTCCCCAGAATCAACTACTGCACTAGGCATGACGACTTCTCACCTCCTTCGAGAGACAACATTGTCCAGATAGGACGGTCTCCCTTCTTCCGGTTGCAACTCCAGCAGCAGGGAGCCAAGTTCTCAAAGAGTGTCTCCCCTCCTTTTGCTACTGGAGTCAGGTGGTCAAAGCCGGAAGCGTCACCACCGCAATAAACACACGCGGGGCCGTAGTATTCAACAACCTCCGCAGTTACCTGTTTGGGAATATGACTTGCCCGCAAGCGGCCTTGCTCCCTCAAGGCGTCTCGGTGACTATTTCGGTAGCGAGCACTCGCCTCCCGATGTACTTCCCGCCCTCGCGGGGTTTGAAGGTACGCCTTCGCACGAGCAAGCCAGCGGTTCCGGTGCCTTATGTACGACGTACGAGTATATGCCTGAATACGCCCAGGGTTTGCTTTTTCCCACACCCGTTTCGTCTCTTTCTCCCTCTCCGAACGGGGGGGCCTGCTATTGAGTACCCTCCGTTTCTGGGTACTCTCGATGGCACACCTCCGACAGGAATTGTTGGCGTAAACCCCTGTCACAAGAACGTCATGATTCCGGCGGCAGTACCTATCTAGTTTCCTCATAATCCCAGTATACCACCTACCGTCCCGGTCTAAAGACGAGGGGTAGCTTCTTCTCTTCTTTCGTGAGGAAGGGCGGTCGGGCTAAATTCCGCTCTATCCATAATAATGGGCGGCAGGACTGTAGCCGAACAAGTCGGTTTCTTGTCACTAGGTCAATACGGATATACATGTTACACCTCCTGAACTCGGCTCGTGACTCTAGTAGTCCTATTGTACCACATTTCTATCTCCCCGGGACTCGTGTCGAATTGGGGCGGACGCGAAACTCCGCGGGGTGCAGAGACAGGAAGTGCGAACTGACCGCCCAGGACTGCCGGTATACGGTGTCCAAGTGTGGGTGGTCGCCCTGCGCGAAGAGGAAGCGCGCGGCGTATGCCGTGGCGCGCTCGACTACGAAGGATTCCATCTGCGCGTCAAGCGTGTCGGTGCCGGCGCTGTAGGTGCTAGGTCGTTTCTGTCCAACAATCTGAAGGGGCGTGCCGGCCGTGTAGCTGAAGAGGGCGGCGTTGAAGATGATTTGTGGCCGCGACCCTAGAGCGGCTGTGGTGGTGTTGGCCCCACCCGTCTGGAGCTTCAGGTGCCAGTAAGCCCGGGGGACAATGGTGTCGAATATGGTGTTAGCGTTAGGGCGGTCTACGTCCGTGCTGTTGTCGTGCGTAGCTGCTGTCGTGCTGAAGTACCCTCGCGTCACCGTGAGGGTGGTGCTGGAGGGGACGGCCGTCACCAACATGATTTCGTCGTCCACCTGGATGAGGTCGTTGACGGTGAAGATGCTGCTGTCACCTACTGTGATGGTGGTGGCGGTAGTGTCGGCGATGGCGGCGCCCAGGTCGGTACCAGAGTCTAGCGTGTCCGCGTTCCCTGCCGTCAGGTCACCCACACGAATTTCCTTGATGTAGGCAAACCGGGCTGGTACGTCGTACTCGTACTCGGTGGTGAACAACTCGATATTCTCAGCGTGCTCCTGAGGTAGCAGCCAGCCGGAGTTGATAAGGTCGCGCGCGGCCCTGTTGATAAAGGTCAGCAGCACCGGCTCAGTGACCCGAACCATAAAAGGGTCACCGACATTCAGCGCGATTTCTTCTCGATGGGTGTTTACGCTACCCACAACTACCTCCCAGGCACAGCGCGCGCGTATCGCTTCGGCCTGAAAAACTCGGCCTGCTGTTGGAGCAGGGACTCACTGGCCGCCATCGCTATCTGTTCCATCTGGGCGTACTGTTGCGCGTGGGCGCCGCCATGACTCGACAGGTTGCGCGCGGCGTAGGTAATGGCACGCTCGCGGATGAAGCTCTCCATCCCCGGGTCGATTTCGTCACTGCCCTCACTGTACTCTGAGGTGGGCCGCGTCTGTCCCTTGAGCCTTAGGTCAATACTCACCACGGGGGTGTAGGACTCTCGGCTGAAGTGGATAGCCGGCGTGCCACTGGCGTCCACGACTATCTCCCACTGGTACCAGGGGATGAAGGTGGGGTAGGTACCCGCGGCCGCCACAGACTCCGCCCAGATTTCGTGGATGTACGCTAGGCCCGCCGGCACATCGTACTCGTAGTCGTTGCTCGCAAGGGTGAGGCTCTCGTCCTGAGTCTCGAGTACCCAGCCCTCAGCGGCCGCGTCCCATGCGGCCGAATTTATCATCTCTAGCAGTTGCTGTCTGTTGAGTAGCTGACTGGCGGGGTCTTGGATGTGATGGGCAATTTCATCGCGGAGCTCGTCAACTGTTAGGGCCATGACGACCTCCTAATATAGAATGACGAGCCAAACATCAACCGCGAAGGTCTTGGTAGCGTCGGTACCTGTAGCGGTCACGAGGACGCGGATGTAGTCCAACACGTCCTCGGGCGACAGCGACACCACATCATCCTCCGTGGCGGTGTACGTCACGCTAGCGGCCGGGGCGTCAGTTCCGGCGTCCGTTAGGAGCTTGTCATAGCTAATGAGCGTCTGCCCGTCGTCGGGGGAGAACTCCACCGAGAGCACCACATTAGTGGGGGTGCTGGACTTTACGATTTGGACGTAAAGGCTGACACGCCGAGGCGTGACGCCCTGGAAGTCGAAGACTCCAGCCAGACTAGTCGGGCTATCGTCCAGCGTGACATTTATGAGGTGCTCTGTCCGAATCGGCATAAAGCCCTCCCTACGTCACGCTAGGACTAGCGGCAGCTCGCTCCTGCTCGGCCCGCTCCACAAGCTGGTCGCCCGAGGAACCGGGCTTGGCAGCCTGCTCACGCAGGTTGTTCACCAGGTTAGGAGGGAATGCTTCGTCAGCATCCATCTCACTAGTGTCGAGGAGCTGTTCCCGGTTGGACTTACGCGCCTGAAGCTCCTTGAGAGTCGCCCAGCTCTTGGTCGTGGGGTCGTCTGACCGCCGGCAAATCGTCGGGTGCTCGTCGCACCACTTAATGACCTTAGGGTCGTCCGTCGTCAGAACACCGGACGTGAACTTGGCCCACACGTCGCCATCCCTCTTCACGATAGGAATCATTCCAGGCGTGGTGCCGGCGGTAAAGGGCGCCTTGACCAGCTTACCCGCTTCCACGAGGTAGTCGCTGTTGGCGTGCTCCGCCGCGGCGACGAATGCCACCATACCCTCGGGGGCCTCCACCGCCACTTCCGTAGTCTTGAGCTGCTCCGCAGCCTCCTGGCGACCAGGAAGACCCGGCGCTGCTTCGTTTCGCTCCGCAGGTGTTACAACACCCTCTGCCGGAGCACCGCTGTTACCGTATCCCATTGTCCTTCTCCTCCTCTGAATTCACTCACAAGCGGCTGGCCGGCGGAGGTGCAGTCGAGGAGGTGACCAGCCAACCGCTTGATGAGCGCACCTTGATTATGAGTGCTGTAGCACTCTGTACTCCGTGATGAACGTGTACCCTTCACCAACAGTCGTAACGGTGTCGAGGGTAAGTTCAGCGTTCAAACTGTCGCCACTCTCAAGGATTTGGCTCCCAACGAACAGGGAGTTGTAGTCCTGGATGGAGGCGTTCTCCAAGTTCGAGGTTGTGGAGTCCAGCGTCAAGTCACTACGCGGGCGCAAGTCCGTAATGAGCGTGGCCAGAATGTCCGCAAGCACCTGGTCACTCGGTGGGCCGCTCATGTCAGCATCGCGGTCGGTCGTGATGTTGGTCAGGTTGTAGTACGGAAGCGAGCCGGTAAAAAGGTCGTTGATAAACGTCCCTAGAATATCGGCAATTACCGCATCCGCCGGCGGGCCGCTAATATCGGCATCACGGTCGGTCGTGAGACTGGTGATGGTGTAGGCCGGGATGCTTAGGCCGTAGGTCTCCAAGTCTGACACGAGCGTGCCGAGAACGTTTGCCAGCTCCTGGTTGGCTGCTGTATCGGCGTCGAATACGCGGTCTTCCGAAGCGTTCGTCAGTGAGAACGCCTGGACTGCTGTGGTCAGAGCCGTTCCCGTCAGCAGCGAGTCTAGGAACTCAATGTCAACAGTAGCGGTGGTGCCAGCTACGGCTACTTCAGCCATGTAGCCAATTCGCAGCACCTCGATGCGGAAGTTTGCTCCCCGAGGGACGGCCAGAAGGCCGACATTGGGGGGACGCTCGCTGGCGTCTATGTCGCCAAGAGCGGCAACTGCCAGATGTACCGCACTCTGTGGTTCAAAAGCCATTTTCTCTTCTCCCTGTTCTTAGCGGTTCTACCCTTTAGGGGGGCTACTCTGCGCCGCTCCCCGGGGGCGCACTAGACACTTACGGTTGTAGCGCGACCTTGATAGTGGGCCGAAGATAAATTGGGCTGGGGCCGGGTGGAGGGTCGCCACTGTGTGGTTCCTGCTCCTCCTGTAGTACAAGGGTGACATCGCCGACCCTATAGGTCACTTCCTCACCAGCGAGGTTCCTATACGTGACGTACATACCCTCAAAAGGTAGCACGTCAATACTGGATACACTCAGTACTAATTCCTCACCCAGCCAGAACTCGGCGTGGCTTCTACGCCAACCCGGGTCATTAGGCCCTTCAAACCAAAGCACTGTCCTTCCTCCAACTCGCCGGGTTACGGCTCGATGTAGTGATTTCCGGCCAACGTCCAGGTCGCCGTTATCATGGCGGCGTGGTCGATGTCAAAGGCGCTGTCGTCATTCACCTCAAAGTAATTGTCCGTGATGAAGCCGTTACCTGCACCGCCAAGGGTGTGGATTGGCGTCGTCACGTCCTGGAACCGGTTCGAGTGGAGGAAGTTGTCCTGGGGCGTTCCAGAACGTGTTGCAATCCCGATAGCACAGTTCGAGAACAAGCAATCCTCGACGACGTTCCGCACAGGGTTGTTCGTGCCCGAGCCACGGAACGAGACCCCTGCACCACTGTTGGCGAGAGCATCGAACGTGCAACGCCTCACAGCACATAGGCTCGCGCCTCTCATCTCGAACCCGTCATAACCGGTGCCCCACCCATGAAAGAGGCACTCGAATAGCTCGGTGTAGAAGGCGTTCACTCCTGTTCCACCATCGCTCGTCGCCCGCACAGAGGGGCCTGTGGCGAAACGCGAAGCGAATGTGAAGCCAATCCACTTACATCCTGCCGTGATTTCCACGACTGGGCCAGTCGTGTAACCTGAAGCGGCGATAATCCAGTGCTCATCAGTGTTCTGACGATTCACGCCGTACGTGTCGGCCATGAGGGTAATGCCACGCTTGTCACAGGTGATGGCGGACGTAACGGTATGCCCCCCGCGACTAACGATGATTACGTCGCCACGCTGGGATACGCACAAGTCAATCGCAGCCTGGATAGTCGCCAGAGGTTGTCTGGGGTCAATCCCATTATCCCCATCGTTCCCATTTGTAGGGTCAACGAAGAAGATGTGAGGTCGGTTAACCCCCTGCCCGTGAGGGCCACCACGCTCAACTGGCGACTGGGGGCCAATCAATTCTCCAGTCCGCAGATAGCGGTCAATCAGATTGGAGCTAAGGTTTGGTTCCATGTTTCTACTCTCCTAGATGCTCGTCCACGTGTCGTTCCGCTTCTGCCACAGAGTTCCTGCACCATCTACGGCACTAATGTAGAGCGAGCCGTCTGCGTATTTGGCATCAGCCCCCACCTCGGTTACGATGTCGGCATTTGACGTAGCTACCCCTATGAAGAGGACTACGGGCTCGCCGGCGTCGTTCGCACCAATTACAACCCCCCCTATGGCCCCTACACCCGTAGGTGTGAGGCCGGGGAGGTTGGCCAGTGCGCGTCCAACTGAGGTCTGACTCACAACTCTAATCCCTCTTCCAGCCCCTCAACTTACGTCGTCAGGCTGAAGTTGTGAATCCGGGCCTCTGCACGCGGGCCGCTGTGAATAGCGGACACGTCCGCGTAGAAGGCCTGCTGGATTCGCGGGCCAGTCGAGCTGGGCGGAAGCTGCCGGAGCTGAGGCCGGCCAAGCGTCCCGTGGTGACCCATCCGGTGGTTCTCCCGCCGAATGAGAATCATCTCGTCCTGCGCCACCGCGGTGTGCAGAAGGATGTCCACAACACCGAAGTCGGTGTTGAGGCGGTCGACCGTGATACCAGCCGTCTGGCCAGTGCCCGGGCCGAGTCGCTCGGCACCGCTGAAGAACGAGCTGACCTTCCTCTTCGCCCAGGCGGAGCACACAAAGGTCTTCGCCATCTTGTCGCCGCCAACTTCGTAGAAGAGGTCTTCCAGCTCATCGTCGATGTCACTACGGGCAAGAGCGGCGCCGCTCAGGTCGGTCACCTGTGCGCCGTTGGCTGCCGTCACGAAGTCCTTGATACCACCCAGAAGGGAGGGAACCGAGGACGAGCCGGCAAACCGGTCACCGTGCACGAACTCCGCCTCCATGAGGACGAACTGCTCGGCTACCGTATCGGCAGCCTGCTTGTCCAGGTCGTTCCCCTGAAGGCCATACTGCTGTGTCTCGACCATGCGGAACGTCGCCTGGACGCCCACGCTGTGCACCTGGCTGTAGTTGAACGGCATGGTGGTCAGACTAGTGGGTCGGAAGACCCAGTTATCGTTCTCATGCATCGCAAAACCGGCCACAAACACCTCATCGGTCGAGGCCCAGGCGCCTTCTGTCACGCGACTGGTGATGTCGCGCTGAATGGTGAGGGCGTTGACACTTGCGTGCCCCGTCACCCGCACGAACTCATTATCGTTGCGGTTGTACAGAATCGTACCCACCGGGAAGCGGTGAGCCGCGCCTGTAACGGTCAGGGAGGTGGTGGTACCAGCCGCAAGGCCGCTATGCGACAGGCGGCGGTTCCACGGGTCGTCTTCCACCCACTCAATTCGAGTGTGGGTGTACTGGAACTGCTCTACGCCACCGGTGTACTTGAGCAGGTCGGTCGAGCGCTCGCTCATGTTCACCAGAAGCGGCGCCACCCAGCGGACTCGCAGCGACGTGGTACCGTCGAGCAAGAACTCCGCAGGATAGCCACTGTCGGGCATACCGGCAAAGCGCATTGTTTCTAATGTTCCGGCCATTTCACTTTGCTCCTAAGCTGCTTTACGCTTGTCGAACACGGACTGAATTCCAGTCCATGTCCCTTAAATTCTGCTTCATGGCGTCAGCACTCTGTTCCTCAGAGAACTTCTTGCCTTCTTCAACAGTACCACCTGAACCTATGTCGCTCTGGGCGGTGGCCCCCGCCGGAACTCCGGCGTTTGGCTGCGGCTGCGGCTCTGGAGCCGCGGTCGCCGCCGGCTGAGCGGCTGGTTCGGCCGGTACTGCTGGGGCGGGCGCCGGCTCTACCGGGGCCGTACCCTCAGCCAGCTTCTTCTCCAAGAAGGCTGACTTCTGCTGCTCGCAATAGAGCTCCATTTCCTCTGGACTCCCAATTGCCTCGATAGCATCGCGTGCTACACCGAACTGCGTGTATTCCAGGACTAGGCTGTCAATCATTAAGGCCTTCTGGATTCCAATCAACTCGGTGCGGTCGGCGTCGAGCTTAACCCACTCGTCATCCTGCGCGAATTTGGCACGTGCCGTCTCTTGTTCCGCAGGTGTCAGTTCACGGGTCTGGAGTTCACGAATCTGATTCGTAAGCTCCTGAGAGCGCGTGCTCGATTCCTGCAACTGGCGGTCGACCTGCGCAGAACGTTTGTCGCTCTGGCTCTGCGCAGCCCTTTGCGCCTCTTGCACGATTTCCGTGCGTTGCTCCTCAAGGAAGGTGCCTAACCTTCCAAGAGCAGCCGCCTCCTCTGGCGTAGCCTCCGGTGTGGCTGCGGCTGGCGCGGTCTTCGCAACAACCGGGGCTGCCGGCTGTTGGGCCGTCGGTGGGACGACCTCTACAACGGGCGGTGGCGTCGGCTCAACTACCTGCTGAGCCGGAGCCTGGGGCTCTCCTGCCGGGGCTGCTGGAGTCTGAGCTGTCGATGGAGACTGCGGCTCTGGCTGCGAACCCGCCGGCTCCGCTGCGGCTCCAGCTTGTGAAGCCTGTGGCGAAGGGTCGGCCTGATTCTGCGAACTCAAAGGACGCGCTTCTCCAGTCTCTAGGTTCAACTCTACGGTGTCTTGCCCACCTAGCTTTTCCACCATCTCAGGGGATGCCTGTGCAGGGTTGTTACCCGTCATAAGATATAGTCCTCCTCTCACCTATGTTCATTATAGGGGGTTCAGGGGCTTAATGTCAAGTGAGGGACAACGGGTTGTGGGTTACAGGGGGTTTAGCGCCGCTCTCGCTTCAGACGCTCGGCAATATCACCAGAAAGGGGAGCCTCAAAGTAACCCATGTCGGGCCATTTTTGCTGGGAGCGCCTGAGGTACTCTTGGGCCGCCTCAGAACGAACGGTCGTTGTGAATCCCTGACGGAAGAGTTCAGCGTCCATAACGGGGTTTATCTCCCGTAGGGTCTGCCGCAGCTCGGAAATACTGGGTGCACCATCCCCATAGGCCGATTCGAGCATCATGTTCAGATACTTGTCGGTGAGCCGCGCTACATCCCCGGGAGAGGCTCGGCGGTCTTTCCCCCGGAAATCCTTGACTATTTGGGCCTCCAAATCATCTAGGGAGATGCCAAGAGCTACCGAGACTTCCTCACGCATTCGGAGGTACCCTGTAGGTTCAACGACCTCCTCAAAGCGTCCTCGCATGTGGCGCCGCACCTCAGTCTCCCGCCGGCGGAGCCACGTCTCCACTAGTGGTAGGAACTCCTCAGGCACCTGGGCCAGGGCCGCATCCCTATCGGCAAAGAACGCCTCCCAGTCAGGCACGAGGGTGTCCTTATCCCGGTAGTCGTCGAGGTCGACAGCGTAATAGGCATCTAGGGCGGAGTTCACCGTGCCGGTGGGGGCCACTCCCTGGTCGGTGAAGTCGACACCCAGGCCCTCGCGGAAGCCCCGAAGCTCGAAGTACTCCGCCGCCTGAGCCTCCCCGTACTGCTCCCGGTAGTCAGAACCGTTCATGCGGCCGGCGGTGTAGGAGTCCTCAACTCTCTGCCGCGTCTCAACATGAGTCTCAGCGATGGTCTCGCGCCCCTCACGGTACCGCCTCCAGAAGCGCTCCTGTGGGCGGTCGCGGATGGGGCGAACACGACCTTCAGTAACCGCCACCACGTCAGGATTGTTCCGAACGAGGTCTTGGGCCGGGGTGTTGTTCTCCAAGTCGCTCCAAGGCACCCCGAAGGCGTACTGAGAGACGCGGTTCAGAACGGGTTCCAGCGCCTCCCACGCCGTCTCGGGGGACGTGCGGAGGCCAAAGAACTCGGCAATGAACCGCGGCGTGCCGCGCTGGATGCTCCCCCCTTGGAGGAGAGCGTCGAGTGTAATGGGGGCAAAATTGTCGAGAGCGTAGTCCCCGAGCACCCGGGGGTCATCCACCATCTCAGAGATGTTGACCGAGTAACCAAGGAAGTCAGACCCTTCAATTTCCGTATTCCCCGTTAGGAGCCCCGCAAGACTCGGGCCGAAGTTCATCATCTGACCGGTAAAGGGGGCGGCACGGCTCCTCCAGCCCCGAACGATGGGGTTCTGGACAAGTGCCTCTTCCCAGTTCTCGAACTCCCAGTTGTCCTTATTGGCCAACCCACCTGCAAGGGCGAAACCCGCGCGGTAGGTACCCCCCAGCCCGTACCAGTCCTTGCCAATCTTCATTGACATGAACTTCTTACCGCCGGCCGGGTTGAGCGCCTCCTTGATTTCATCAAAGATTTCGTCTTGGCTCTTACCAGTCGACACACCCCGGGCGGCGATGAGGCCTGACACAATGGATGCCCCACCAACCAACATCTTCGCTATGATGGCCCGAGCCTGGGCTGGAGTATAACCACGCCCCAATGCGTAGGACAGCGTACCGAGGAACGACCGCGTGTAGCGAGTGGCGAACCAGACGAAGGCGGATTCTGCTTGGTGCTGACTGGCCGAGATGACCCCGCCTAGCTTCGGCTGTCCAATGAGCGTATCGGTAAAGCGCGCCAGGCGGAACAGCTCTTCATGGAGGGCCGCTCCCTCCAAGGGCCGGGCTCCCAGGCGGGCGCCCATTGCCTCTACCAACAGACCGGGTTTGGTCGCCACTTCTGCCATCGTATCGAAGGCCAACACCCGGCCGTAGGATAGCGAGGCGTCGAAGCCCACCGTCATCCGATTGATGAAAGAGCGCATAGGAAAGGTGGCTACATCGAGAACAGGGGAGACGACCGGAGCACGCGGGAGCCCTAAACCCCCCATACGGGCCGCCTCCATGAGCTCCGAAGTGAACCCCATGTCCCCGCCGTACATAGCGTAACGCTGAGCCGCGGGGCTGCCGGCCATCCAGCGGTAGAACTGCTTTGGCTCTATCAGAGCGTTGTAGAACCCCCGGGCCATCGCCTCTCCCCATGCCGTGGGGTTGAGCGCCGCAAGTGTGACGAGCTGAATGGCACCCCATCCCGTATCCAACGTACCTGTCAGCATCAGACGGGCGACGGCATTCACCTTCTGGGGCAGGACAATCACGGGGTTTTTCGTACCCTGGCCAACGACCGTCATAATTTCTCGGGCGTGCGCCTTGCTCACGATACCCCGAATGGTCGTACCAAGCTCGGTGGCGTAGGTCTCAGTTATACGTGGCCCCTTACCAAAGCGCAGTATGCCCTCTTCCTTCATGTAGCGCCCCATGAGAGAATCCCTCGTGAGCTTCTGCATTCCCTCAATAGCACCCTCCATCTGGTTTAAGAGACCTGGGCGGTACTTAATGCCGTACTCGGCAATAGCCTCCTGCTGTACCTCGAACTGGCGCTGGAAGAGAGCTGGTGGCTTCCCGCGGCGGGCGCCGGCAGTGACACTCCAAAGTTTACTCTCTGGGTCAACTGCGAAGCGGGGCCACCACACATCCCGCTTCTTAATGGTCATCCCCGTCGCCTGCTCCGCGAAGCTAATGTGGGGCTCCATTGCGGCCCGTGCTTGTGAGATGAAGCCAAGCTGCTCTTCGGTTAGCCGACCCAGGTAGGTCTTCTCACCACGCATGACGCTCTCAAACACATCACCGCCGGCAACCCACTCACCTTCACCGCGGCGGAAGAGGTTCCCCGCCTTAGAAGCCTCAAAACGGGTCAGCGCGCGCGCCGGTAGCCCCGTCGAAACGGGAGCCTTTGTTGGTACCCAGATTTGACCGGCTGCATTCTCAATGAAAGGTACCCTTGAGCCTCGGAACGGCGCCATCGTCATCCAGCGGGCCGCGTTGTCCTCTGCGAGCTGGAACTGCCAACCGAAGGCCGCCTTGAGTGCGGGCTCGTCCGCCACAGCCAACCGGTTAATAATCTCCTGGAGGCGCTTCCCACCTCCCATCGGAACCCAGTTGGCTACCTTCCCCGCCATGAGGCGTAAGAAGTCCCGGGCCTCAGGGCGCTCAATGTGGGCACGAATCTTTAAGCGGAACCCTTCAATACTGGGGCCAGTGGCACCACCCGCCATAGGGGGGAAGGGGAGCTCCCCAGGCTGTAGCGCGCGCACCCCCTCTGGGTTTGCCACCCGAACGCCTCCCCGAGCGCCGGCGAGACTTTCCTCGGCCGACATGGAGATGACGGCGCCCTCATCCACCACGACCGTCTGGACAACTGGTTTCCCGCCATGTGCGCGGACATTGACCCCCGCGTAGACTTCAGCGTCCTTGGCCGAAGCTGTTAGGAAGGCCCCCTCTCCCAGGGCCGCCTCTTGGTTTGTGGATGTACCACGGAAATAGACCCGGCGCTCACCCGCCATTGCCCCGAGTTCCCCCAGGTCAGCCGGGAGCTTGCCTTCCGCAATAAGCATCTCTGTTGCGGGCTCGCCCCGCACCGGGCGCCAGGCAGACCGCGCCGACCGGTCACGGAGGGCCGCCCGAGTGAACCCTCTGGCGACGCCGAGACCGCCGGCGGCTAGCAAGCCCCCCGGCAAAGCGCCAACGATGCCCGGCAGACCGACTTCCTCAGCCGCCTCCTCTCCTACCGCCATCCCCCCTACCAGTGCCGTACCAAGCGCCGCCTTAGCAGCAAGGCCGGCCGGTGGGAAAATCGTCATAGCCAGGATGAACATGGGGTCGGACGCTATCTCGATAGCATTAATGAGGCTCCCTTTGACGATAGGAATGTCCGGCATATTTGCGTCAATAGAGTCCGCTAGGTTTCCCCCAGCTACGGACAGGGGAAATCCCTCAGCACCAGGCAAGGCCGACCACTCGGCCTTCGCCGGGGACATCATCCGGGTCAAAGCGTTTCCCCATAACTCAACTAGGCCCGCATCACTGGCGACGAACTGGGTGTAGTTGTCGGGGTACTCCTTAGAGATGTCGTCAAGCGCCGCGAACATGGCCTGAAGGGGGTCAACAGTCGCTGAATTGACCGTTGCCCCCAGTTTTGTTCCTTCAAGGTCTCTCATCGATTCCGGGTCGAAGTCCCTAGCCTGACGAACGTACTCCACCAGGTTCTTGTACACCCGGAAGCGGTTTAGAGAGGCGTCGAGAACGTCCTCCTGCCGCCCACTCAGCGGCATGAGGCTACTTACCGACAGGAGCGTCAGAGGGTTGTCCTCCCCAAAGGCGGGGGGTAGACCTGAAAGGTCATCGTACATCGCGTCTAACCCCTCAGTAAACAAGGCAAACTCCCGCCTTGCCACCTCCGCAGGGTCGAACTCCGGCGGTGGCGGAACCTCTACCGGCTCTCGGCCGGGAAGAGTGCGCACCATACCCCGCCCCAGTCCCGTAGGGGTAGACGGTTTAGGCTCCCAGAATTCAAAAACAAATGGAGCCGTGGGGGTAGTAGTCGGGACTGGAGGCGGCTCAGCAGCGGCACGGGCCGGTGCAGGCCCGGGCACCGGTGCTGTTGGAGTCGGGACTGGCTGGGGCGCGGCTGGAGACGGCTGGCGCAGGCGCGCACGCTCCTGGGCACGACGCTCCTGCTCCTCGCGTCGGGACTCGCCACTGACGACTGGCATGGGCTAAACGCCCCCTCCAAAGAATTTACGCGAACGACCCAATGTTCGGTGCATCTTCGCGCGCTTCTCCTTCCTCACCTGCTCAATGAAAGGAGTAATCTGAGCCATCAGCTCCTGGCGCGTCTCATCATCCAGACCTAAGGCATTTGCCTGACCCACCACTGGTGGAGTAGGAGCCTCCGGGCGTCCACCGGGCGTTGGGGCCTCTCTGGTCTGCGCAACGGCCCGCTCCTGGGGACTTGTGCGGTTCTGGGCCGGCGCTGTGGGTGGCGGAGGGCCACCCGTCCGGGCAATACCCGGGCGGTCAAGCAGGGACTCACGCACCTTGGCCAAACCACGCTTACGGTTAGCTGCATTCGCCAGGAAGCTGGGACTACCTTGAGTAGGCATTCTACGTTCTCCTCGCGCTCACCACAGGGCCGCCGGCGGCCGTCTGCCGGATGCGAGCGGCTTCACCCTTACGGCCTCTGATTTGAACAGACAACTGGCCAAGGTCGTCACCAAACCGCTCCTGGAGGAATTCGCCTGGAGAGAACTTGAAGATGGGAGTGACACGTGGGCGCTGGAATATCTCCTCCGTCTCCTCAAACCGGCGTTCCCCCGTCTCCGTCAAGGTCTCCTCCGTTGTTGTAACAACCGTCTCCTCCATCCGGGCAGTCATTGCGCTTTGGCGCTGCTGGAAGTCATCGTCGATGACGCTCTGGACGCTTTCGTTGGTGACCTCCTCGCCACGCTCCTTCAACACCTGTTCCGCCTGGGTACGGGTCATCCGTGTGATTTCCTGCTCGGTAACGGCCCCTGGGCGTGTACCAACAAGCTCGGGCGCCCCCTCCAAGCCCGCGATGTCAAAGAGGTCTTCACCTCGAGCGGCCCGCTGCGCCAGGTTCCCCATGTATTCATTCAGCATTGTCTGCATGAAGCCAGTACCGGGGTCGAGCATGAGGTTAATATCCCCCTGGCTCATCCCAGCCTCCACCATGTCCTGCGCGTAGCCAACAAAAGCGTTTGAAAAGTCGTCAAGGAACTCCTCAGGCGTGGGTACGTCCACATAGACTCGAGAAACCTGCTTGATAAGCTCATCAAACTGCGCGGTCGTTGTACTAACGATGTCTCGTTCGGTCTCACCCCGAGTGACGCGCTCACCGGTTTCCGAGACGAACTCAGCCCGGCCTCCCTCCTCTTGTTGCTGGCGGCGCCACGCTTCAAGAAGGGCTTCAATATCAGTCCCCTCCTCTGGGTTGCCAGGACTACCGGGAGTAGCCTCTGGCCCGTGGTTACCAAAAGAGTCGACGCCAAGGGACGCCTGCTGAGCGGGAGAAAAAGGGCCTAGTCCATAATGAGGCATTACAATAATCTCCTTACGTGGCGCATTCGTTTCCGTCCTGCCTTCCGCTGGTCTGCGAGCTGCGCACGGACGGAACGGGGCGGGGGCGCCTCGGTGGTTCCCTCCGGCTCCTGCTTCGTGAGTCTCTGCGAAAGCAACTGCTCAACCAGGCGGTCTGCTCTCTCGCTGGGTGTGGCCACGGCTATACTCCCGTCCGCTCGCCCATAACCCCTAGGCCCTGGGCGCCTTCGGGTTGCGGGCGCTCCGTACCAGTGCGAGCCGTACTCAGTGAGAGTGGGCCTTGCTCCGGGCCAGGGACTTTGAAGCCTTCCTGCCCCGGGACGCTTCCCGTCATCTGCCGAATCCTCGCCTCTTCCACGAACTTCGCGGCGAACTCCTGCTGTCTGATGCGGGCCGCCATCTCCATCTCCCCATGCCGCTCCAGGGCCTGGGCCATCTGCTCCAGGATGATTACCGGGTCTTGCTCCGCCAGGTCAGCCCAAATGCGGTCGGTCTCCGCCATCGGGTCGTCCACCATGAGGATGTCCTCGAGGACGGTCATCAGCGACAGCATCGGCCGCCGTGGGTCGAGCGCCATGCGCGCGGCCGTCATGCGGACAGTCAAGTCGTCCGGCAACGCCGGCTTCATCATGGGCATCGGCCGGTAGTGCCGCCCCGCATCCAGCTCCCTAAGCGGGTCGAACTCGATAGTGAACCAGGTCTTCTTAGGCGTCGCCGCCTGGAGCTCGAAAGAACCAATGATGGGGGCCGCCTTCTGCATCTGCGCCAGGATGCACGTACCCATGCGCACGCCAAATTGCTGAACACCATGCAGGTAGGGATATATGGAACCCAAGGCCGCATTTGAAATCTGCTGAAGCAGGACGCCGCTCGCCAGGTTGGGCGTCACTGCTTGGAGGATGTTGGAGAGGATACCCTTCTGCCGCTCCGAATCCAAGAGCTCTATCAAGCGGTAGGCTTCTGGGGTAAGGGCCTGAGGACGCAGGGTATCGACAGATTCCTGCGGGGTCAGCGCAATGTGCGCCCCGATGCCCCGCTCAAACTCCGGTAGCTCACCGGTAGGCGTCTTGAACACCAAGGTGTCGTAAGTATTGAGAGTGAGGAACTGGAAGACAGTAGCGACAAGCTCGTTGTACTGCGGCACCTGCTCCTCAACAGCGCTCAGGATACCACGCCCAAGCTCCGCCACCTGAGTGGCCGGGCCGTGCCAGTTCAGCGCCTGCATCGACAAGGGGTCGGCCCTCTCCGTGAGGCGCGTTTCCAGGGCGGAGGAAAGCGTGGGCTTATGCTGCGCGTGCACCCCATTCACCGGCACACCCACCACAGGGAGCTCGTCGTAGGTGTAACCGTGATAGAACGGCGGGACGAGCCAGCGGGCATCCTTCCCCATCGTGTCGGCAATCGCCATACCGGTGAAGCCACCGGTCGAGACGGGGGAACCCACCATACCCAGCACCGCAGTAATCCCCTTCCTTGCCCCACGGTCGTTACTCCAGAACTCCAGCTTCATGGCGGGGGTATTCGGGTTGAAGTCCCCTCGGTCAACAAAGTCCTGATAGACCCCGGGGTAGCTCGCCACTAGGTCGCCCATAGTTGTGGGCTTCTCGATAACTACGTGGTTCAACCCCCACTGGTCGGTGTGGGGATAGACCAGGCGGGAGTCGTAGACTTCGGCAACGAGGGGCGAGCGGCGGTACTGGAGCGCCTCGGTTGTGACGTGAAACTTACCCCAAATCATGCCGCGGAGTAGTGCCTGGTCGACAACCTGTGTCCATAGGGGCATCTGGTTGCGCATCCCGAAGAGCTCGTCCAGGTCGTAGACCAGCCCGTCCAAAGTGCGCTCGATGCGCCCTATGCTGCGGCGCGCCTCCTGGTTCTCATCCTCAGCACCCCGGAGGGGGATGCGCCAGACGACCGGATTACGGGTGAGGATGGACTTTGCCGCGTCGAAGCCAGTACGGGGCTCGTTCGAGATGAAGCGACGCGCCACCCCCAGCGGCTTCGACTGCTGAAGCACGTCCTGGAGGAGGTACATTTGATACCAGTAATCCTGCCTCAAGGAAAGCGGGCGCCAATATTGCTTGAGGTCACGCTGCCTTGTCAGCAGAGCGTTCTTCAGGTCGTCAAGCTGATTTGCTCCTCGAATTATTGCCGTCTGCGGAGGGGGCATTATGCGACCCTCCCTAACATTACCCAGATGGGACGGGCGGCCTTCTTCAAATTACACTCCTTACAGCAGGGGGCAAGATTGTAGAAGTCATTAGTCCCACCCCGAGCTACGGGCTGAAGATGGTCAACACCCGTTGCCAGGGCGCCGCAGTAAATGCAATCCTGCCCGTAGTAGGCATACACAGCAGCCAACTCCTCCTGAGTGAGGAGTGGAGCGTTCCGCTGCCGCGCAAGTTGCCTCTGTGTTACGACTGAACGGTTCCGCTCGCGCCATGCCTGAGCCCGAGCCTTATCCCGTTCTCGGTTCCTTGCGTACCAGCGCCTATCAGCGGCCCGCATCTTCTCCGGGTTCCGCCGGTTCCATCGCTGCTGAGGAGTTAGTTCGTTCATTACCTTAACCAAGGGCGTGGGGTGTTCCCGGCCATTCTACGGTCTTGCACAATACCATGAGGCCCAACCATGATTATCTCATTCTCCTTAATAGGCCCTATAGAGCGTCCCTGCTTTGCAGTGTACCGCGCTGCCGCCTGGGGCGCAATATAGCATAGCCCCGCGTAGCACAGCACGATGTCGTCCTTCTGGCCCTTACCCGCCTCCTTGAGCCCGTGGCGTTTCTGCGCTACCTTCTGCCACGTAAAGGCACCCATCTGCTGCACCCCCCAAGCATCCGAAGTGTGGAAGAGGCCGGCAAACACCTTCTCACGGAGCGCGTTCAGGATGTGCTGGCGAATTTGGTTAGGGTGGCCCCACGGGTCTTGGATGGGCTTCTTGATGCTCATCGACTGACCAGGCTCAATAAAGAACCACAGATTCCTGTAGCCAGTATCCTGAACCTTAGCCACGCAGACTGAGCCGTAGGCATCGCGCTCTCCCCCCAGAAGGGCGTTGTTGTAATACTTGGCGATGGCCACAGCCATCGGTGCCGCTTCCTGGGGCGCCACCTTAACAGCCAGCCGTGCCGCGATGAACATATCGGCGCAATCCATCACGACAATAGCAGTGTAGTCAGCTCCTTCATCAAGGCCACCCCCCGCACAGTCCACCCACACAGCATAGGGCCGCCCGAGCTGGGGGCGCTGCCAGATGTGAAGTCCGGCCCCCATGAAGCCCACCGAGCTCCCCGGCACGCTCTCCACGATTTCCTTGGGAGGCTTGACCGTCTGCCGGTACTGCTCCAGGTGGTTGATGCCCTCCTGGGTGGCAAAGTAGCTCCCGCCGGCCGTCAGGAAGCAACCCTCCAGTGTCTCCACGTACTCCTGGAGGAAGGGGGCGGAGGTCTTATCCTGTTCCGACTTCCGCACGCGGCGCCAGATGACCTGACCCACATCCAGGTCGTACTCATCCATGAGCTTCTCCTCCTCCCTAGTCGGGTGGAAGTTCTGGAGGAGGCCCTCCCACTCCTGCTCGGTGTAGGGCACGTCGCACCCGGGCGTGGTGCCCGCGCGGTAGCGCGGTTCCAACCACCAGGGGTAGAAGTGCGTTGACCACCGGGACTGCGGGTTGAAGGTCTTGGAGTCCGACACCATATCATAGAACTGACCCTCGGCCCCGTTGGGAGTCGACTCAATATCCATCCACCCAGCAGGCGGCCCGGGTACGGAGGGCGTGATGCCTCCGATGAGGATTTTGGCCTGGTCTCCCGGCCACTGGGCAAACTCACTCAAATGAGCTATGTGCGCGCTGTAGGCCCTACCAGTTCCCGACTTTTCCTCCCCCGAACCAAAGATGTAGCGGCAGCCTGTATCGGTGAGTTCCAACTCATCGTCGTTATCGAGACCAATAGCGAACGGGAAGCCGTGCTGCTCCAAGTCCTTTAGGTGATGCTTGATACGGGTACGAAATGTTCCCGTAGTCTGGTCTTTCTGAGTCATCACCAAGCACTTCAGGCCCGAGTGGGTCACCATCCGCCGCAGATTCCTAGCCAGGATGTAGGACGACGCACGGGTCTGGCGCCCCTTGACCGTTATGTCGCGCCCTGTCTTATTGTGCGCCATTTGAATCTGCTGAGGATAGAGGTTGAACGGTACAACCTTGCCCTGCTCCGAGTCAATACTGAGCAAAGCTTCTATCCAATCTATCTCATCCTGGGGCGTTTCGCCAAAGAATAGACGTTGGATGTTGGGGTCGTCGAAGAGGTTCTCTTCTAGTCTCCGAACAGTGGAAGGTTCGGTCATTAAGGCCTCCCGTTACGCCTTCGCCAGCCGAGCCACCAGACAAGAAGGAAGAGCCCCCAGGCCGTATCGAATACATTGACGACAATCAGAAGGGTCAGCCAATCCACCAGGGTCGCCCTCCTCTACATTATGCACGGCCCACCTCCTAGAAGAAGCTCATACGCTCTTGGGCACGGGCCTGAGCCCTAGTCATCCCCCGCAGGGTATCCCGCTGCCCCACCCTACGCTGAGCCTCGGCACCGGCCCGGGTCATACCAGGCTGCCCTCTTAGTTCCTGCTGTTGCTCCAACCTACTCGTCGCCTCAAAGCGACCCCTTGTCGTACCCCGCGGGAGAAACTGTTCGCGCCACTCTCGCTGTCGCGCCCGAATACGCTCCCTACCAGTCATCAAGGCTGCCTGCTGAAACTGCTGTGGGCGACGCTGGAACGCGGCCTGGAAGGGGCTACCAGCACCTTGAGTAGCCGCGGCGCGAGGCGGGGCGGCCATAGCCTTCTGGAACCCGGGCTCCGTAATCATCCCCGCTCCCAGTTGGAGGTTCAGCAGGGCCTGGACTTCCGGGCTCCGCTTAGACCTGGGCGTGGTGGGGCCGGGCATCAACCCAGCGCCCTGGCGGAGTAGGCGCTCTGCACGGATTTTGGGGCCAAAGCCATGCGGCATGTTACTTCTCCTTTGCCTTACCCAGCTTCATCCCCCGCGCTCCCGCAGCGAATTGAACCTGCTTCATTAGAGTCTTATCCCCAGTCCTTCCAGCCCGTGCCCAGAGGGTGCGTAGGTCAGCATCGCTGAGCCCCTTACTCCCGGGGGTAGGGTCTTTTTTCCCTAGCGCGCCGGTCGTACCACGCCGCTCCATGCTGCGCCGAGCCTTCGCCATCCACTTCTTTGCAGCCATGCTATTTCCTCAACTTGCCTCGCCGCCGCATTTCAAGAGCGATTGCAACAGCTTGGTCTTGCGGTCGGCCTTCTCTGCGCAACTTCCGAATCTTCGCACTTACTGTCATCTTCGGGTTGAGTACGGCCCGCTTCTTCCGGTTATCAGGCACGCTCGTGCTTGTCTTTAAGGTGTCGGTCGTCCCGGCCATTGCTCGTACTCAACCCCAGCTCCCCGTGGCTCTTTCGGAACTCTCGTAGGGCCTCTTCTTCCGCATAGGTTGGGTAGAGCCGCGGCTGTTCCCGAAACCTAAGAACCTTGACCTTCTTCTTACCAGCCAACTACGCGCCTCTCGGAGCCTCCGCCGGCTCAGGGGACGGCGGCTGCGTGGGGCCGGGCATCTTCCCGAGTTCCGGCTCCGGCTGCACCGTCCGGGCCAGCAGCGTCCGCAGTTCCTGAATTTGGCCCTTGAGAGCCGAAATCTTCTTATCGAACTCCATGTCCTGCCGCCGGTACTCCTCCTGTACCTCGTAGGGAGGCTTGTAGGACTTCTTCGGCCGGCCGCCTAGAGGTGAGGGCGCCGGGTACATCTTGGCGTAGAGCTCAGCCTGTTGGTTCCGCAGGTCGTTCAGCTCCCTAATGAGCTTCTGGAGAAACTCTGGCGTCTGCTGTGCGTGGTCGGCCGGGATGGGCGGGTTCGCCGTCCCCGTCGCCTGAGCAGCGGGAGTTTGAATGTTCTGGTCTTGGGCGGGGGTGCTCACTTGTGCCCCCTGATGACCGTATTCGCATGGCATGGTTAGACTCCTTAGCTCGGGAGCTTCTTCAATAGAACGAGGAATGTACGGTTAGCCGCCTCTCCCGCAGAGAGGGACAATCGCAGTCGAGCGCCAACGATGGGTGAGATGCTCTGGGGCACCTGGAGCCACTCATCGACAGCGACATTCTCCCACCAGGTAATTGCAGCGCCGGCATTAGTCAGCGGTGTATAGAACGTACCCGACCCCGGGTCAATCTCAGGAGTGATGTCATTCGTAGAGTCATCGAGCGCAGCCGGCGTGATGAGTCCTATGACCTCATATCCAGTGATGCCTATCACCTCGGAGAGGTCGTCGTCCTCCGAAATATCAACAAGAGCCGGGCTCCAGATGTACTGGTCAAGATAGGGGGGCATAAGCATCTTCCTCCTTCTGTAGTATAGGGGGTGTCGGGATGTAATGTCAAGTGAGGGACAATGGTTTTTGTGGCCCCTCAGGGAGGACTCGAACCCGACGTTAGGCTGCTACAGCAGACCCGTTCCGCGCGCCCCCATGTACTTTCACGGAATTTCTCAAGTGCTCATCGTGGGCTCGCAGACATTCTTGTGCGTGGCCTCGCTTTACTATCATATGAGACTCTAGCCTGCGTACTACCCGAGCAGCGTTCTTGCCTTGGTAGGAAAGCCTCCAGCACCTCTTCCTTGCACTAGGCCGGTCGTAAAAGAATAATGTTCCCTTACACTCCAGAGTTTCCTGAATAGCAGCAAGTACTTCTCGGTCTGTGTTGATAAACTGAATCTGAAGCCTGTAGTAGGTCTTACAATTGTACGCTTTGTAGGCGTAGTAGCCCACCGTCCCATCGGCATCAAAGAACCCCGCAATATACTCAGGACTGAGACTGCGCATGTCGCCTCCCTCTCGTCCCCCCCGCGTTTAACACCTGTTCAATACGGCCGGCGATACTCAGGATTTTCGTGGCGACCCAGGCGTCCGAGACACCAAGAAAAGACGCCACGTAGTGTATGGCATTCTCCACAGGAGCCCCCACTTCAACTGGAACCTTCTCCTTCACCTTTTCCGGCACCTTCTCCGGTACGGGCTCCGGCATAGGAAGGGTCTTGGGCAGAACTCTGGGCTTGGCCACAATCTCCGTCAAAGGGGCTCCAATTCTCCTACTCATCATCCACCTCCCCCGGGAACTGCCGCCCTGGTTCGAGCTGGTGGTGCTTGTACCCCTCCCCAAACCAGTCGCGATTCATGTGGTAGGTGATTTCCCTCTCTTCCCGCCAGTCATTCGTAACGAGACATATGGGACAACCGCTAAGGTCGTCTTTCTCCAAGATGGGGACTCCCAGACTGAGAGCAATCTCCTCCAGTACTTCGCGCTGGTCGCGTTCCACCATCATCCCCATACCAAGAGCGTAAGACCCGTAAGGCCCCCAGGAGGGGATGGGGGAAACCGGGTGGCCCTGTGCCTGGTCAATGTCGGAAATTGGGACGTACACCTTCCAATTCGGTTGTGAGGGAGTCAGCAAATAGTCAACAGTGTACTGCGTTGTACGGCCCCCACTCATGTGCAGCATGGTGCGCTCCAGGCAGGTGACGTGCGCATAGGCATTGGCGTCACTCACCCAGGCATCCTGGTAGGTACGGAAGAAATACGAACCGCAAGTGCAATCCCAATCCGGTGCCGGGCCTTCATGAGGAACCTTTGGCCCGCCTTCGCCGCGCTTCGCTAGGAGCTCCCGGGCCGTCTCCGTCATCCACATCGCCCCCGAGATACCGTCGCACTCCGCCGCCTTCTGGGTACGGTTGTGTAGGTGCTGGCCCGCCTGCCCACGGAGAGTAGGCCGGCCGGTCTTGAGACAGCCAGCATAAGAGAACACGCGGAAACCGTGGATGAAAGCCGACATGGTACTTTATTATACCACCTTTAGGCGGCCTCCTGCATTGCGGTATGTCGCCAGAACGGTTTTTCGGTGATGCTCCGCCTCACTTTCCAGCGCAGCCCGCATCGGGACACGGTAGCGCCGAAAGAGGCACCAGAGGAAAGCGTAGAACGGTGCAGAGTGCTCCCCCCGGTACCATGACTTTGTACGGAGTAGGATTTGGTGGGCCATCTCATGGACAAGCGTAATCCGGCTGTCCATCTTGTCCGTGCCTGCCGTCACCGTTACAATCTCCCCGTCTAAGGTACAAGTTCCCCCGGAGGAGTAGCGTGGGCGCCGGCAGTTGCGCCAATGCAGAACAGGAGGGAGGACACCGTAATCCCCCGACATCATCTCCACTAAGTTTCGAGCCCAACGCGGGGCGTCCATAGAGTGAGCTCCTAGTCCACTACAGCCGGCTCCGGCACGCCCACCTTGGCGCAGTGAGGGCACTTGGCCTCCACCACGTCCAGCTCCCGGGCGAACTGGGTATGTATCAACCCGCGGCCGCACTCACAGGAGACTGGAGGAACCAGGCACGCCGGGCAATCTCGGTTGTCCCGTTCGTGAAACTCCCAAAACCCGGGTTTCATCTTAGCTCTCCAGTGCTTTTTCCAGTTCTTTCAACCCCGCCTTTAACAAAGCGGTGCTTCCCGTCGGGCTAGATTGCATCTTCAACCAGGATGGCAAGAGCAGCGCGGCCAGCATTTTCCGAGAAGGGCTCTGGGCAGGGCGGATTGGCACCTTAGTCACCACTCCAGAGTATACCACGCACGCGCGGAGTCTGGCCGGCCGTCACGTTGATGAATGAGATGTTGGTACCGATTTCTAGGTCACGCTCATCGTAGGCGTCGCCCTCCTCCAACAGCAGGTCAGAGGCTATAGCGGTGGCGTCAAAAGCGAGGGCCACAGACCCCGGCCCCTCGTTTATCAGGGACAAGGTACGACCCTTCTTGTTCACCGGAACCGCCACCAGGTCTTCGGCCGTCGCCGCTACAGCCAACGTAACATCAAAGGGCGTAGAGGTGTCGGCGAACGGGTATGTGAACTTGGGCTTTGGTCTAATGGGCATGGTTCAATCCTCCTACCTATACTATAGCGGGCGGGGGCGGTGGGGCGCAAGGGTTGGGGGTAAAAGAACAACGTGGGAGCAGGGGCGGTTAATCCCCGACGTTCCCACGTCGTTAGCCTGGGGTTGCCCATCGACCAGACAGACCACTCCCAGGGGGGC